GCATCTGAACCTATTTTTGTAATTTCTCCAAAATTTAATTGAGATTCTTCATCATCTACGATAAAGATTCGAAAACTCTCTATGGTAGAAGAATCTTTTGGAAAATCAAAAGTTAATAAATAATCAGCTTCCATGTCGCCGGGATTATATAAATTATATCTCCTATTACTAAAAGTGTCATATGTCCTTTTATTCTTTATTCCACTTGCAACAATCCATTCATCTAAATTTCCATATTCAGTATCCCATTCTGGAATATTATCAGAAGTATAATCTTCTAAATATTTATAACGACTTTTCCCGAAAGGATAATAACAAATTAAAGAAATTGTTCCTTCGCCCTTATAAACACGCTCTCCATCCTCATCAAAACAAATATATTTTAAAGACGGATTTTCATTAATTCGCGCCTGATATACTTTATATGGCGCTTCGTCAAAAATTAAATTATGAATTTTCTTATCCCCAAAAATTCCTCTTAAATCTCGAAATTGTTTTTCTGTTAAAGAATCAAAAGCTATAGGAATATCAAATACTCTTTGTGTAAAGTTACTACCAAAATAGTATGTGCCGTCTTCTCCTGGAACTACAACAGTTTTATCCGAGTATACCGGAAGTAGATTCTCATTGAATCTACTTCCGTCACTCGTTCTTACAATTCCAAGTTCAGAAGAATGTTTGTCATTAAAAGTAAAACCAATGAAGTCACCTTTTAATACTTCCACAATTCTTCCTCCTTTATCTCAATAAATTAATTGAATTTACATTTCTATACATAGCATCGTTTGTTATCATGCGTTTAATTTTTGAAGCTAATTGTTCAACATCATAATCATTACTTAAACTATCTACATCTATGTGAATTTCAAAGTAATTATCTCCACTATTCCCAGAAGAAGTATCTCCTCTTAATAGATTTGACAAAATATCTTTTAGTTGGATAAAGTTTTCAGTATCTCGTGCGTTTAATACTAACTCCGGTTTAGATTTTGTACCATCTAACCAAGCTGGACCAGTAAAATCTGCAAGGCCGCCTTTGGCATATGCTTTAACATCAGATTTCTTAAACCAACCAGTATATCCTGTATTTAGTTTATGCCAACGAGTTAATAAGTATCCATTTTTTTCATCTAAAACTTTATAAATTGGGTCATTTAAGAAATACTGTCTTTCGCCAGATTTATCTCCAGCATAATCATATATTCGAGCTTTTCCTGCGTTAATTAATCCACCAACTTTAATACTTCCAGAACCCTTACCACTATTTGAAGGTTTAGATGGCGCGTTTGCTTTAAAGCTAGGATTTGTTTCAAGAGTTTCGTATGTTCCATCGTAGTTTTGGAAAACTTCTTTATATGTATATGTTCCTTTACTTGTAGAAACTTTTACGCTACCATCTTTTTGAACAGTACCGGTTAATTTTTCTCCATTTGCATTGGTAAAAGTAATCTTACCAGATTTCTTACCAATTTTTTCAAGTTGTCTTTGACTTGAAAAATAAACCATTGCGGCTTTTGTAGTATTTTCAAGTTCTGATAACCAATCCATCTTTTGGATATTTGACATAGATTCCCATGCTTCGCCATCTTTTAAAAGCGCGGTTAGCTCAGAATTCTGTACTAATTTTCCAGTAGCATCAGTTCCTTCTTTGATTAAACGATACGCCTCATTCCAAAACTCTCCATTTTTCTGTGCTTCTTCGAGTTGAGCTTGCGCTAACTCGATTTGATATTGTCTTTCTTCAGAAGCCTTATCATTTTGTTCTTGAATAGCCGATAGTTTCTGGTCAATTAAAGTATCAGTATAATCTTGCTTTTGATTTGCTAATTCTTCTTGCAGTTGTTGAATTTCAAGTGCATTTGCACCAGATGTATCTTGTTGTAGATAAGCTAAACGTCTTTCGTTATCTTCGATAGATTGCTCGGTTTCTTGATTTTGACGGTCTTGTCTTATTTTATCAAGATTGCTCTGAATTGAGTTCATTAATTTTGTATTAGCATCATTAATAGATTCATCAATTAAACTTAGCTTATCTATTTTTTCCTGTTCTCTACTAATGATAGCGTCTAATACTCTACTTTCTAAATTATCATATTCATCTTTGCCAACTTTTTGTAGTTCTTCAATCTCATCAATAATATCGTCAAGAGCATCCTCTGCGTCATCCATCTGGCTTTCAATTTCTTCTAGCTTTGAGATATACTCTTCAATTCTTTCGCCTTTTTCAGTATCAGTAACTTTATCTATAGCATTCCAATTTATTTCAACAGTATTGTCTGACCAGTTATATGTTCCATATTTAGAAACATCTTTATATTCTGATAATGTACGTTGCATTTCTTGTTTTCTCTTATCGTACATTTGCTGTTGAAGTTTTCTTTGTTGTTCTAAAGATGCTTCTTGCGCGCGAACATTTTTGAGAATATCTGTTGCACTCTTATTTCTATCCTCAATTAAGCGATTGTATTTCTTTTCTAGCTTTTCTCTTTCTCTTAATTCTTCATTTATATCTTGAGTTAAATTATATAACCAATCAAAAGTATTTTCCCAAATTTCTGCTTCTTCTTCAGCTTCTGATTTCCCACTAGATTTAGAATCAGAATCTTTTTTAGAACTTGAGCCACCAGACCAATATTCTTCTTTATCTTTTGTAGGCCACTTACCTAAAGCATATCTTTTAATTTTTGGATGAGATTTACCTTTTAAAATCTTTTTAGTATCTTCATTAGAATATACTATATCTCCCTTATTTAGAGGTACAACTTCGGGACCATCTGTACCTACTAAATAGGCTCCATTTTCATCTTGGACAAGTTCTTCTCCCTCTTCACCGACCAAAGAAGTGCCGTCTTTCTTGAATCCGCTAGGACCTGTTCCTTTTGCATTTGAATCAGTTGTAGGCGCAGGCTTAGTTCCTTCTTTATAATTTACAGCAATAGTAACAGCATTTTGTGATAATTCTGGGTTAATAACTAAGGTTTTACTATCAAAAGTAATATTATTAACATCCGTTTTTAACTTCTCAGCTGCTTTTTGAGAAGCTGTACTCATTATAGTTTCAACATTAGTTGCTAATCCAGAAAAATCTTGATTAACAATCTTTTCCGAAACTAAATCATAATTAGCAGCTTCCTTTTCAGCATCTATTCCAACTTGAAGTCCTTCTACAGTAGTGGCTTTAACCGTAATAGATTCCATTTTTATTCCTTCTGTGCCATCTTCTAAGGTAGCTTTTACTGGAACTTCAATGGTTTGTTGAAGCATTGTTTCTTTTCCTTCTTCAACACCTTTGTTCATAGAGCCTACTATAGAATCTACTAAGAAATTAGTGGTTTCTTCATTAAAACCTAAACTTGAAACTGCATCTTGAATTTCTTGTATATCTATTTTTGCGTCTGTTGTATCTATATTTAATTTGGTTAGTAATTCTTTTGGAGTTTTTGCTTCAAGTTGAGACATAACATTATCATATAGTTCTTGCCCAACATATTGTGCTCCAGTATTAGGGTCAATCCAATCAACAATTTTTATTGTACCTTTAGATTGCTCATTTATATATTTTACAGCATCACTATAACTTTTTCCCATAGAAAGAGCGAAAGATTCTACTTCTTGCTTAGAAATAACACTTATCTTACTTGCTGCACTTTCTTCTTCTGGATTTATTAACGCTTCTACCGCTGCCTTAAAATCATTTTCTGCCATTTGTTTTGCAAAATCAAGAGAATGTGCGCTATAATTTTGAATTATCATTATAGCCGTATCATAGCTTACTCCTGCGGCAGAGGCAATATTATTTGCTAATTGTTTAGTAGTTAAAGTAACAGTATCTTCAAATTTTCCTGTTTCTTCATTAATGCTTCCTAATAATACATCCCCTGCGGAAGTCATTTGAGCAGCTAATCCTTCAACCTTAATATCTCCAGAACCAATTTGTTCCCAAAAACCATAACCATTTCCAAGAGTCCAGCCTTTTAATTTTTCTAAATAATTATTAAAAACTCCTATCGCATCATTGCTATTAAGGGCTTTTTCTAAAGCTTCGGGACCAAATACCTGACTGAAATAATTTTGAAATTGCGGATTTCCATATTCCATGTTTTCCGCAAATTCATTCATTTTATCGTAAGATTCTGTTAAAAAGTCTAATCCACTTCCAGCATCTATTCCAGGGTCAAAATTATCTATGGTATTCTGCATATCTCGAAGCGAATCATCAAGAGTAGTAACAGAAGAAATAGCTTCTAGAACTCTAGTAGTTAGGGAATCTACATCTATATTACCTAATTTTACTTGAGTTAAAGCCTTCGCCAAACCACTAGCATTAACCTTACCTTGAGATAACAACTTATTCAAATCAGCGTTGTTTTGAGCAACCTCTTCGATATTTTCTGGAGAAATCTTTCCTGTATCTTCTATAAATTTATCTAATTCTTCATCTACATCTTTAAAACCTTCTGATTGAAGAAGATATTTGAATTGTTCTCCAGTTGAAAATGCTTGTCCACCAACTTGGTTCAAACTTGTAGCTAATTGTTTAATAGATTCATTATCACTATTCATTGCATCTTGTAAAGCCAAAGCCGAATCAATAGGATTGCTGAAATCTATGCTATTAATTAGTGACTGAGCTTGTTTATACGCTTCTGCATCTTGGGTGATATCTGGCATTTGTTGAAGTAAAGTAACTTGGGCCTCTTCTCCCATGGGAGCTACTTTTTCCAAAGAAGATTCTAAATATGCTCGCTGTTCAGCAGTCATTTTATTGACAGCGTTCATAATATCTTGGCTATTAGAATATGCTCCAGTTTCCATCATAGAAGCAACTAATCCAGTTTTGGTATCATTAATTTGGTCTTGAACTGAATCTATGCTTTCTTGGAATTGAGTTGTTAATTCATCTATATCTAATCCTAATGCCTTAGAGAAAGATTCTAAATCAGCACTTCCATCCTCAAGAGTATATCCCAAGTCTTTTGCCCATTGTCCTAATTTATCTTTTACTCCATTTTCATCTAGTTCACTTAAACTTTCAATTTCCGCTTCTGAAAGTTTTCCTGCATCTTTAGACATTATTGACAAGAAATCTGATACAGATTCTTCATTAGAGTCATTAATTCTATTAAAGAAATCTTCCATATTTTGGGCATATTCTTCACCCATTTCAATTTTTGCAATTTCTTCAGCAAGAGCGACTTTGTTTCCTTTTAAATCTTCTGGTATTTCTTCTACAGCGATACCAACCATATCAGCATATAAATTTTGAAGATTTGTTAAATCATCATTTGTTATTTCAATATTACTTCCTTGCGCATTTCTTTCTTTTATTCTATCAGTAATTTGAGTGTCAGTTCCACCATCTTTTTGATATATTTCATCTCTTCTTTGGTTTATTTCATCATTAAAATCTGCTCCCAAAGAATTAGAAAAAATTCCGATTAAATTTTCAGATAAATCAGATGATAAAACTTCTTCGCTTGCTGAATTGGTTAATAAAGATTCTGTTAAACCTCTTATTGCACTATCGCTTTGAGCAACAGCAGAATCATAATTTGCAAATGCTTGTAAAGCATTGTTTAGTTGGTCTTGAGTTAAAGTTGTAGAGAAACCTAATTTTTCTAATTCGCTATTTACTTCATCTAATCCAACAGCAGGATTTTCCGAATATAAATCATATAGGGCTTGTGTATATTTTTCTGGTAATGTATATTCTTGTAAATATGAGCCTTGACCCGCAGCGGTCATTTGACTATATTTAACAGAACTCATCATAGTTTGACGGGCACTTTCTTCTTTTAATGTTTCTTGACGCATTCGAGAAACAAGAACTGAATTTGTAGCACTAACAGTTCCTTCTTCTAATTTCTTTTCAACCCGTTGCCAACCTTCCTCTGAAAATGTAAGTTGACCATTTGAACCTCTTTCTATATATTGGGCTAATTCCGGATAAGTAGAAATCAATTCTAAAACTTCTTTATTACTTTCTGCTAACGCTTGCTTCCACTCGTAGGTTCCCTCAGTTAAACCATCTAAAGTGTTTTGAAGTTCGTCATAATCTGAACGAGCTGTTGATAAATCATTGTATGCCGTATTAGCTGCTTCCGCTGCTGCTTTGGCCCTTTCTGTTGCCTCTGCCGCAGCTTCTAATTTTGCTTCTATTGAATTATTATAAATGGCTGTTGAAAGAGCTACAAATAAAGCTACTAACGCTGCAATACCAGCAATAATCCATCCAATAGGACAAGCTAATAAAGCCGAATTTAAAGACCATTGTGCTGCTGATGCTCCAGTTGTTGCAACAGCTTCTGCAGTTGTTGCAGCAGTTAAACCCAATTTACTAGCTGCTGCTTGTCTAGTTACTGCATTTCCAAACAAAAGTTGTGCATAATATTTTATTCTTGTTAATAATCCTGTAGCTACAGAAGCGTTGCTTGTGTTTTGCGCTGCTGTTTCTGCTGATGTGGCCGCGGTATTTCTAATTTCAGCAGCAGTCTGGGCGGCAGTGGCCCCTGTTTCCTGCATTCTTGCATTAGCAGCGAGAATATTTGCAGCAACCTCTTCATTCGTTAATGCTACTGCTGCTTGTTCAATAGGAACTCCTGCTTGCATTGCTGTTGTAAAGGCTACTTGTTGAGCTGTAGTAGCTCCCAATGAAGAAGCAACCTGTTGCAATGCTGCACTATATGCCGCACCACCAGCATCTGCGCCTTCTTTCATGTTGGTAAATGCTGCGCCTAAGGTTTGTAAACTTGAAGTATCTATTTCGGGTGATTTTATATCTTTAAATCCTACCCAAAAATCTTTACTAAATATCTTATTAGTTTTCTTTATAACTTTTTCAATTCTTGAAGTAAACCCTTTATCGAATTCATCAGCTACATCTTTCCCATTTTTAAAGAAATATTTTCCTATTGAACCAAAGAAGCTATTTAAAGCTGCTTTACCAGCTTTTAATCCTAATATTGCTATACCTAATTTAGCAAATCCACTAGTTGCACCTGGTAGACTATCTGTTATATTATTAATAGTAGTTAAAATAGAAGTTAATAAATCAACTCCGGCTTTGATAGCACTACTATCCATAATTCCCATTGTAAATAAATCCCAAGCATTTTTTAATTTATTAAGTTTTGCTTCTAAAGATTCCATGGTTTTTCCAAATTGTTCTTCAGATGCACCAGCACTATTGTTTGCAGCATTAACAAGTTCCATAGTTCTCTCGTAATTATTCATCATAGCAATAAAACGAGATTGTTGACGAGAACCTGCGGCAACAGTAGCGACATATCTTTGTTGCATTATATCTAATGTATTCCATTTTTCAGACAAATCTAAGAATACATCATCCAAATCTCTAAATTTTCCATTAGCGTCAGTGAGAGCTACTCCAACAGAACGAAGTGCATCATCAATATCATTGAAACTTGCAGTTTCTCCTTCAACTTCAACAATTCCTGTTGGGTCTTTTTTGATTTCTGTAAATCTTGCGATGATTGTTTTCATAGCAGTACCTAAATTCTCTGCCGATTCACGAGTAGTTTCAATCATCTGAGCAAGGAAGGCCGCTGTTGTTTCAAATTCCATATTTGCCGAAGCTGCAATAGAGGCTGTTTTAGTCATAGCTGTTGCAATTTCTTCTGTATCGGAAGCTGTAATAGCAGCTAATTCTGAGTACACATCATTAATTCTTTGGGCACTTGTTGCGTTTAATTCCATATTAAAGCCACGAAGTGCCGCAGTCATTAAATCCGTAGTTTGAGCATAATCTAATCCTGCAATTCGAGCCATCTTTAAGGTTTCAGTACCGATTTCAAAAGTTTCGGTTGTGTTTAAACCTTGCTGATAGAATAGAGTCATCGTTTCGTAAACGCCTTGAATCGATGCTCCTAGTTCATTAGCTGTATTTGTATATTGTGGTAAACTATCCCACATATCTCCAACGCTAAAATCTGTAACTACTGCAGTTTCTGTCATTGCAGCATCTAATTCTTTTACTGTATCAAATGCGCTTTGAATTGTTCTTTTAAATAATTGTACTGCATTAGATATACTAAAAAAGTCCATAACTTGATTTTGAAGTCTTTGAACTTCATCTGCAGTTCTAACCATTGTAGTAGCAGTATCCCCAAAACTATCTAAATTACCTTTTGCTTTATTAATGGGGCCGCCAGCATTTTCGGCCGATTTTTGTATATTATCAAAAGCAACTTTAATTCTTTGTAATTCCTCATCCGATAATCCATTTATAATAGTTTGGATTTGTTTTATATCAGAAGGTATTTGTGAAATATCCTGGCCAGTAATTTCGGCCAAACTATTTCTCAATCTATCTAAACTTGCAGTATTTAGCGATTGAGTCATTTGGCTTAACTCTTGTTTTAATTGAGAGATATTAGTAGTCGTAGAATTTATTTGAGAATCTAAACTTGCAATAGTGGCTCTATTTTTTGCCATTGTAGAATCAAGTTCAGCAGATTCAGATTTTAATTTTTTAAGTTCTTGTGTAAGTATATTATACTGTGAAGCTAATGCTTTATATTCTGCCGAATTTTTCTTTACTCCACTAGCTTCTAAAGAACTCATCTGTGCGGTTAGATTAAATTGTTCTGCTTCTTTAGCAGTAATTTTTCTACTAATACCGCCTTTAGTAGAACCCAAACTTTTATTTTCTGCCGTCAGAGCGTTTCTTTTTTGAGTTAAAGAATCTAAAGTGGCTTCTTGTTTTTCGAGGGCTTTATTTGCTTTTTCTATTTCTGTGGGAATAGCTTCTAATTCTCTATAGTAAGTTTGTAAAGCCTTGTTTGCTTTTACTATGTTATTTACAACAGAATCTGGAAAGAATTTTTCTTTATCCATTCCAGTAATTTCTTTGCCATATTTTTCTAATTGTTTATAATAGTCAATAATTCTTTCAAATGAACTTGAGGCTTTAGATACATCTGAAAGAGAATGAAAACTTTTACTTGTTAAATCCTCAAATTTTTCAAGCTCACTATTAATTTTACTAAAAACATTTTGGATATTTGTGTTTAATCCTTGTGATAGTTTTAATCCCGAAAAAGCTCTTTGCATCTCTGAAATAGCACTTTTAATCTGAGAGATATTCATTGACGCATCAAAATTTAAGGTAAAACTTTTATTTGCCATCTTTTTTCCTCCTATATAAAAATCAGCACTAAACTCTCTCAATGAAAATTAGTGCTGATTTCTTTATTCATTATCTATATCATCATTTAGGAAGAAGATTTCCATTACTTTTTTATCGCCTTTCCCCCCAACAGGATATCCAACAGCTCTAAAATTTGCAACTATTGGATTAGCTTCTCTACCTAGCCTCATAGATAAATCAGACACTAATTTTAGTCTTGGAATTTGAATAATTCCAGTTCTAGTTCGTCCTGTCACATCATCTTTAATCCTTGTTTTTCCTTCAAGAAACATAAATCCATCGACTAAGTTTCTTCCCACAATAATATCTGTCGCGCCATTCATATATTTATACTGATAATCAACAATTACTTCTTTTGAATCCTGCTTAATATTGATTTGAGTATTCGAAATAATCTCTATATCAGTATATTTTTGTCCAGTTTTTCTATCATAAATAAATAAATTTTGAGAATATGGTTTTTCTTCGTCTAAATCTATCAAACCATTTTCATCACTCATTCTCTCTAATCGAACAGTAATAAGAATACTATCAACATCTTCTTTATATTCTAATAAATGAGAATTGCTCAATAATCCAAACTGAACCTTAGAAAAAATTCCCTGTGTAAAATTTAAGTCTACTTCTTTTGTACTCTCCCATGTAACTAGCGCGCGATTATCAAAACCACCTGAAGCCTGCACTCTACTTTTTATCTCGTTAAAATTTGCTAATTGAATTTTATCAAACGCTGTAATTATTTCACCAGTTTCGATGGTTCTATTATTAATCTTCATAGGATAAGTGGCTTTAAGTACAACTTCATACAGTTCTTTCATTCCAAATTGATTGTCCATATTATCCTCCTATACTAAGAAAGGCGGAGTAAAAACTCCGCCTTAATTTATCCAGTAACTTCTACAGTGCAAGTATCAGTTTTTTCTCCATCTACAGTTTTAACAGTTATAGTTACCGGTGCAATAGTTACAGCTTTTCCTGTAATTAAACCATCAACTACGGTTACTTTTTCAGAATCTGAAGATTCCCAAGTAACTTGCTTATTAGTAGCATTTGGTGGCTGAACCTCAGCACTTAAAGTTTCAGTTCCTTCTATTGTTAAAGTAGTGGACTCTTTATTTAAAGAAACACTCTTAACTGGAACATTCGGAGTAGTAACATTTACCTGACAGATAGCAGATTTACCAGCACAAGAAGCTGTAATTGTCGCGGTCCCCGCGCTAACTGCAGTTACAAGTCCATTAGTAACAGTCGCAAATTCGGGGTGATTACTCTTCCAAGTAACCACTCCCGTCGCGCCTTCAGGTTCTAATGTCGCTGTAAGCTGTTTTGTATTTCCACTAGAGCCTGTTGTTAAACTAATAGAGGACTCACTTAATTTAACCCCTGTAACTGCTATTATTCCCCCAAGTCGTATTTCACTAACTTCATCATTACGCCGTCAGCAGGACGCATAACACGTAAGTTCATGTTAAATACAGATGGGTCTCCTTCAGCCTCTAGTGTAATTGTATTTTCAGACTGAACTTTTGCTTTCGGAATAATAAACTGGAAGAATTCATCTTTACCAGTAGTTTCTGAACGAGCATAAGTGTCGCCAGTTACATAATATGTTCCTGGGAATGTCTGAGCGGAAATTTCAATAGAACTACCAGTAACAGTTAAGTCAAATGTCTGGAAGTAAGTTGTATCTGCCTGTAAAGAATCAGAGGCAACAACAGAACCAGTAGCATCGTAAATAGTAGAAGATGTAATGCTTACTGTCTTTCCACCAGGAATAGTATACTGAGTAGGAACAGTAGTTCCCTTGAAGGTTTGAGTTTTAGTAATAGTAGTTAAATCGTCAGCTGTACCATCACCAAACATGATAGCCATAGATTTAATGGAGAATAGAGCATCCTCTAGTGTTACTGTAATTTCCTTTCCATAGTCCCAGATAATTAGAGGTGGGTTACCTTTACCACCGCGAGCTTCTGCTTCTTCGGCTGTCTGCTCAATAGTAGAAACTTTCAGTGTATCTAGGTAAAGAACGGGAGCACCACGGCTACCGTTATCATTCACATCATAGAAAGTAACGTCAGCAACTTCTTTGATACCATATCTGTCAAGAATATTTGCCATTGTTAAATAGCCTCCTATTATTCATCTAAATTTCTAATCCAATATTTCGGTTTAATTTTTTTCGAGTCCGCGCCAGCAATTAACGCTCGAATATCAGTTTCATATTTTTCTTTTTCTTGATATGTTTTTATAAGCGAATCTACTGAAGCGTAACTCAACTCTCCAACATTAAGTGGGTTAATACCTATACCCATACAACAAATTGAAACAAGTAAAGTTCCAAAAGTTATTCCTATACCTTTTTTTGCTTTAACTTTATCTCTATATCTAGCTTTCGCTTTAATTCTTTTAACTCTAGGGTCTTCGTCGGGGTCTGGAGGTTCCACTTTCTTTTCTCCTAATGCTTCTCTTATAGCATTTTGAAAATCAAAATATTCTTCTTCTGTTATCATTATCATTTTTTTTAAAACTTCTAAGGAAGAAGCGTTTTTGACAATTTCTTCTAAATCACCAATTAAAATTTCTTTTCTATCATATAAAAAGGTAATTGGCTCTTTAATAAAAAAATAGAAAGCATCTTTAGCAACCTGTTCTATCTCTTTATTGTGATAGCTTGTTGCTAATAAAAATTCTAAAGGAGTTGGTACGGTAAGCGGTTCTCCATTTTCATTTGTTTTATTTAAAAATTCGTCCTCTAATTCTTCTTGTGTAATTGTTAATAGATAACGATATTGAGAAAAATGTTCATTTTCTACAACTTGTTTTACGGTTGGCGGGTAAATTTTAACCTTTCCATTAAAATCTTTTGGAAGATTTAGAAAAAATTTTTCGTTAATCATAACTTGTAATAATAAACTCCTGTTTATAACTAGAAATTTCCTCTGTTAAGAAATTGAGTTCAAAATCTCCGCCAGACATCTTTCCTAATCCTTCTATCATTTTTCCATCTAAAGATTCTTCGATTTCTCCTAATATTGCAAAAGGTCTTAGATTAGTTCCTTTTATTATCCATTGAGTTAATGGAACAAAAATTTCCACCGAAATAAGAACATCTTTAAATTCTGAGTTATCTTGATTTTTCTTTCCAGTTACCACTCTTAAAGCAATAATGGAACTTGCCGTTTCCTTTGGCCCGATTCTTGGAACTATTTTAATAAGTTTCTCAAAAATCTCAGATTCTTTTTGTTCTTCGGTTAAATTTTCATTCGATAAGGGGTCTTTATCTGTGTAATATAATAGTTTGACTAAATTATCGTTTTGCATTAATCTTTTCATTATTCTTTGCAGATTAACCCCAATATCTTTACAGTTTCTTATTTTATTTTTCATTATTCAGCACCACCATTAAACCAGAAGAAATCATCTGGATTATCGCCGGGTTGCTGTTCAGGAATTGGAGATTTATCTCTTTCATAAACAGGGTCAACTGTTACATATTCAACACCTGGGGTAGATTGAATATCATAACCTGTTACTCGATATGCTTCTTTAAGCGCACCTTCGCCTATCTCCAAATAATCATCTTTTCTCATAAACTCATTAGTAGGAATAACAAAGAAACTCATTTTTAGATTTTCGGTATAGAGGACATCCATACGAGAACGAGAACGAATTTCATCTTTTAGCATGTTATCTTCTTGGCCATACATATATGCCCAAGTTTGCTGTAAATTACCACGTCTATCTGTCCATTTTAAGAAGTGTGTCATTTTTAATACAACATAGCGATTATATCCACTAGCTTTTATTTCTTCTAACCAATAAATCATCCATCGGTTAGTTAAACCATTATCATTTGTAATTTCAATAATTGTACCGGATGGAATAATTACATCTAATTTTGTTAATAAATACTGAAGAGTTTGCGTATCATCTTGTTTATATCTTTCTAAACTTCCTGCAATATCTTCATCATTAAATTTAAAATCCACCCTGTAAATAGTTTTGGAAAGATAGTTTTCAAAGAGCTTTTCTCGCTGATTCCTAATTCGTGACTGATAATCTAAACCATAGCGATTTAATCGTTTTAAATAAATTTCATCATAATATCCCATTAGTCTCTACCTATTAATCCCATACAATCAAAAATAGTAGTTCTAAAATATTCATATCTTAAATATCTTAGAGAGGATAACTTATGATATAAAATGTAATAGTTAATAGTTTTTTCTTCTTCGTCAAATCCCTGTAACTCAATTAGAATTGAATCGAGAAATTTTTCCCACTCTCTTCCTTTTTCAAATTCACATAATAAACCAAATAACTTATTTTTTAGTTTATTATCGTAAGCCTCTTTCATGCCAGGTGCATAATTCATTTTACATCACCTGCCAATTTACTATAATTAAATGGTTTTCCTTTTACTACTCTATAATAAATTCTTTCTAAATTAAGAGCATTTCTCTTTTCTTGCTCAAGTAATTTAATAAATTTGTCTATGAGATTCGCTTGAGAGAAATCTCTTTCTTCATATAAAGGCTTTACATTTTCCCAAGTAAGAATTGTTCTATTTAACCATTCACATTTCATATATGTCGCTAAGATTTGAATTTCTTGATTGTTTAAATCTCCTACAAAAGAATCTCCTTCTATGGTCAAGTCAACTCTAGGAAATTTAAACCACGGAATCGCGCCCTTTAAAATTTCTAATAAGTCTTGTGCCAACTCATCCTCTGTCCAATTAGCCCATTCATCTTCTAGCATTTTAGCAAAGAAAGCATCATAAACATTTTGTAAAGGAGTCATTTTTAATCCTCCTTAGCTTGTCTTCTCAATAGGACTGCTTTAATAACATCAACGCCAGTAGCAGTTTTAAGAACCTCACATCTATTAATATCTGTAATTTCGTGGTCAATAGCATATTCAGTAAGCTCCTGCGCCTGTTCATAAGAAATCTTACCTAACATTTCTTTCAAATCTCTAATTGGAGCAACTGTTAAAAGCCTTTGTCTTTGAGCATCATTAAGGATAATAATATTTTCCGGCTCAGTTGCACCCTCTGGCTCAAGTCCTAATTCAATCTTTACATCCATATCATCAATCTTTAAGAAGCCATCAGTAAATAAATTAGATACTCCTTTATAATAAATAGCTTCCTTTAGGGTATCTAAGTCAATAGTAGTTTTTGCGCCTTTTTTCTCCCAACGACGTCTTAGATGTAGTTCAGGAATGTCAATTCCTACTCTACCTGTACTTAAACTTTCGATTGTAATTTTTCTGTTTTCCATAGTCAATTCTCCTTTTTACTCAAAAAAATTTGGGAGAGAGGGAAGTCCCTCCCTCCCTTCTTCTTTCATAAATTATATACCATAGGGGGATTCGTAAGTTTGGTCAATTCCTGTATTCTGATAGATGGCCCAGTTGTAATGAGTTAGAATTGCAGCGCCCATCTTTCTGTATACATGAATTTCCATAGAGTTGTCTCTATTTTTGAAGTCGTTAATTTGAGTTTGTCCTTCGAGAACAACCTTAACAACTTTTTCTCCACCAGTAGGTAGAATATAAGCAAGCTGTGGGTCAATCCAAGTTTTTTCGTTATTTTCATCAATAAATGACTGAGGAATCATAACGATAGGAGTACCACGGAAAATATTGATATAACCTTGATTATGAATCATATCAATATCCTGTGGATGGTAAACGCCTTGATAATTGCTTCCTACTGGAACAATAGCGTCTGCACCCATTTCAGCAATGAACTCAGGTGGAGCAAAAATAACTGCGCCTGTACCATAAGCTCTTACCACATTAACTAGCTTTAACATTTCCTCGCCATTAAAACTAGAACCAGTATATTTATTTACAGAAGGACGACCTGTTGCATTGATTGCTGCACGAAGAGCTTTTTGAACCTCTAAGAATACAGAATCGGTTAGACCGTCAGTTAAAATCTGCATAACTTCAGCCATATCTTCTGCACCATCTAGCATACGCTCGTAGTCGATGGTTACAGCTCCACCTACTGCATAGGCAGGAACAGAGAATGTTTCAGTGTCAAGACGGAATGTCTCGTACACACCAGAAAGTCCAACCTGAGTTAAGAATTTCTTAGCGCGATTTTTACCAATTCTTCTCTTAAATACAGCTTTTTGTCCTTGTCCGACTACCTGAACATCAGCAAAAATTCCTACAGCATCAATAACTTTATTAGGAACAATTTCATCGGCAGTCTCAATAAAAATTTCATAAATATCATATCTGTTCTTCATGAACTGATTATATGTACTGGCTAAATCTTTTAAAGCATCAGATAGAGCCGCATTTACATTTTCAGAAGAGAAGGTAGCTGGGGCAGTACCTCTAGCAGCATGAAGAGCCAGTTCTTTAATTTCGCTTAAAGTTGCCATTATATAAACCTCCTCTTAATTAAACTGTTAGTGCCTGGAACTTAATACCAAACTGTCCATCAGGCATTGTGGTAGCAGCTACAACTAATAGAACCGGTCCAGCAGAAGGTTTAGTAGCAGAAACAGCAATAGAACCGTCTGCAGAAATTCCACCGTAAACTGGAGTAGTAGCTAGTTTATCTTTTGCGAATGCTTTCTTAAATTCAGCATCACTTGTCCAAGTAGAATCTTTCGCAGAGTCATAACTTACACAGTTAGTAGTAAATTTATCTCCTACAGAAAGATAACCAAGACGAGGTAGGAAAGTGCCTGGTTCTAGTTTAAAGTTCTTTAAACCAGGAGTTCTTTCATCATACATATGCTCTGTTGTATAATTTAAAGCAATAGGTAAGCTGGCATCGTCAGCAAATTTAACAACTCTATTTACATTATCAACAGCAAGTAGCATACCATTTTCAGCGGGAACGCTAGCAAAGTCAGTGCTATCTAGCGCACACTGAGCTTCAATGCGTCCGTCTCTACGGAAGGCTACATTATTTAGTTCTAATTGACCGAAACCGTCAATTACAAGTCTCTTTAGAGCCATTTCTATTCCTCCATTTATTTTCTATATTTCGCTAAAATTTCTTCAATTCCACCCTTTGGTTCATCTTTTGGGATGTATTGAGGCTGTGGATTTTTTGTAAAAATAGCTGGATTAGATTTAACAAGTTCATAAGCCAAGTCTTTGTCTAAATCAGAAGCAGTGTAATCAGCAATCTTTTCTCTATAAGAGGTTAAGATTTCATCATTTAACTGTTCAGAATATTTAGAAAGAACTTCTTCTTTTTCCTTTGTTTCGATTTGAAGTTTATAAGACTTCAATGTTTCTAATTCACTATTTAATGCAGTGATGGTGTTCTCAGCATTTTCGTAATTATGTTGAGCATCATCTCTCTCTGTGGTTAAAGTGGAAATTGCGGTATCTTTCTCTTCAATTTTCTGCTCAAAATCAGAAATTTTTCCTTCAAGGTCTTCAACCTTAGAGAAAGTCTCGTCAGCCTTGACATAATTTCCGCCATTTAGAGCTTGAATTGTAGCCAGGGCATTTTTCTCTTCTTCTGTTACATCAACAATATAACATTTCTTTCTTTCTCCTAATTCGAGAGAATCTGAGCTATCATCTTTCTTATAATAAACTCGCTCATAAGAACCATTCTCGTAGTTATATGTAACTGCGTAATCATCATAAATATCACAAATCGCATAAACTACTTCCCAACCGCCCTCTTCGTTAAAGTTAGGATTTAGAAGAGTCCATAAAGCATCATGTTTTTGATTATCAGAAAGTTTAAAGTTAATGCTAGGCATTTCTTCTTTTCCTCCTTCTGTTTTTTTCTGAAAATTTAGAGTATATTGTTCAATTTTTTCTACCATATCTTTTAAGGATGTGTATAAACTAAAGAAAGCCGCGCCCTCGAAGCAAGGTTCTACTTCAGTTCCTAATACTTGTAAGCCTAAGAAACAAGCATCCTCAAAAACAAATACTTTTTTGCCTTCAACTATTTTCCAATTACCTTTAATCGAAGGCTCATATAATTCCATAGACTGCGCTTTTCCTACTATATCACCAGCTTCTTCGTAAAGGGCTGTAAATAGAAGAACATCCACACAGGCGTATTCTCTAACTTTACCATCTTCATCTTCATGTTCTTCCCAAGCAAAATTAGGATTTTCAGGAACTATTCCATAAATTCTTCCAAGATAACGTTCTTTTCCATGGTCTGTATAATCCTCATTAAAATTATCATAGATACCTTTAACGGGAGTATACGGAATTGTAGAGATTAGTTTCTCCGCAAACTCATCTGTTATATAAGTACCATTTCTGTTATCTTTCTTATAGAAAATTCGGCATCTTGCTTTTGAAATAACATCATTATATTTTTCTAAATTTCCATAAACAGTAATAGGAAACTCTTTTATAATATTATCCAGCATTATCAGAGCCTCCTTGTCTATCTAAAGATTCTTCGTTCTGTATTGTTTTTGGAGCTTTCTCTTCTGGAGATTTCTCCGGCGCGCCTACTTTGTTATCTGATGAACTTTGTGTATAGGAAGAAGATAAAGGTTTTAATTTATCAGATAGTTTTAGAACGTCATTTTCTAAATCTTTTACATTTCCTAAGTCTTTCTGTGAAAGTCCCATAGCAAGAGCAGGAAGCAAAAAGCTATATCCTGTATTTGCTAATTTGAAAGTAGACTCCATATACTTATCATCGTTATAATAAGTAATAGGTAAAATAGTATACTTAAAAGTTATATTTGAATTAGAATATAGCTGATTGACAATATTCGTAACAAAAGTAGAAAACTTGTTTGCCAATATCATCATCATAGCCATATCGTTTTTAATTGAAGTTTCAAGGGCTAAATTACTATTAGATGCAAATAACTGGCCGCTTGTACCAGATTCATAGTAAATGTTATTAACCATCTTTTCAAGATTGTTGGAAACTGTATCAGAAGCGGTTTTAGATTGAATTGCTTCAACATCTGCATAAGTAGTCAATACACTTACATTCTTATTTCCTCGCAACATTCCCACTGTACCACTATGAATTTCTTCGGCTTCTTCTGGTTCAAATAATAAGTCTCCTGTGGTTGTATTATGAGGAATCTTTTGAACGATAATCTTTTTAATTTCTTCTAAATCTCGTTCTTTCTCAGTTTCAACCGCTTCATCATAATTAATTGTTGCTGGAATAACATTTAAGAAAATTGGTCTACCATCTAGCATCGGGAAGCAAATCCCAATATCACTAGGAATGAAAACCCATCGACTTGTTTTCTTTCCTTTCATATACTTTCTGTAAGCATTAGAAATTACGCTAGGGTAAACTTTAAGAGCCATTTCTCTTGAATCTTCATCAACTATTGTATTAAAATAAGTTACATCAAATTCGATTATATCGTTTCCTTCGGTATCCTTGAAACGGGAACAACAATATCCGCTTGGTAAATCTAAAACAGCAAAAGTTTTTTTATCTAACTTTTGTATAATTCCATAGTAACTACCATCAATCATCGCGCGGAGCGTGCAATTTGTTAAGAAGGACGGTAAGGACATTCGCTCAACAAAATCAACTGCATTATAATATCTCTTTTGAATATGTTCTGTGGAGAGTTTTTTACCGTAGCTGGGACTAGGAATCAGCATACCAGTATATTTCAAAAGAGTAGCATAATAAACAAGAATCCTTTTATAAAAACCGTCTTTGTAAAAATAATTACGCGATAGTCTTTGTTGTTCAGCTAAAGAACCCGAATCAATAATTCTTTCTATTTCTTCTGGTGTATAGTCTTTTAATCTAGTAACTCTTCTTCTAGCTGATGACCATTCTCCAGCATAAGCGGCATCGTTAGTTGCTATCATGTTGTCTTTTGCCCGTTTATAGGAGTCTAAATCGAATCTACCTGTTGGTTTTATTTGTTCCATTCTATTATCCTCCCGTGAAGAATACTAATCTTCGATTTGTTCCCGCGCGCCGACGATGCTTCTTATAGTTAGCTTCTTCTAGTTCTTTTATCCTCCAAAGTCCATAAGCAAAAGCAGAATACTTATCTTTGGGGAATCTACTATTAATCTGCTCCAAAACTATATCTAATGTGGCGCCGGTTCTTTTCAAACGAAGATTGGCCATTTCTTCAAATAACTTAGTTGTCATTTCATGTGGCATGATTCTTTTTACTCTTTGAATCGTGGACATTTTTTGACCAACTTTTGTAGACATTAGCGCACTCTTTGCTTCCTGTTCTTTTATTAAGAATCTAACCATTCCACTTGATAGTCTTGAATAGGCATTTCCGTGAATTTTTGAGTTTAATGGACCATTAGCTTTTATTCCATATAAAATACAAATTGCATCTTTAGGTTGGACTTTTTTATAATTATCGTCATTTATAAAACCATAAGCAGGGAGAAGATTTCCAAGTTCATCGTACTGAGTACGAATCATTTCATCTCCTAATCCTACACCCAATCCATTAGTATCAATTACTACTTCCTTTGGATTAAAGTCTTGAATAATTTTCTTTAAATCAACAGCTTGTTGATAAAAGGTTTTTGTTTCTGCTTGACGACCTAAAACAAAAAGATTCACTAATGTAGCATAATATTTTCCATTTAATACATTTACTCGAAAAACACAGCATACAGTTTGGTCGCTTATGCGTCCTACGTCTACTGATAATAAGTAAAAACTGTTAGTTCCTGGTCTAATAATTGCGTGCGTTTCGGGATTCTTTATTTTTCTATACTTCTGTAACTTATCAAAATTAAACCAAGATTCTTCTGAGCCTCCAGACCATATAGAAAGATATTCTCTTGCAAAAGTTTCTTCATTATATGATGGAGACATCTTTAACTCATTAATATACTGTTTATCAAGCAATCCATGGAGAACTGGTATTCTATAGTCACAACCCCAAACAAAAGCCTGCTTAGGATTAATAATACTCATTTCAAAGAGGTCAATAAGTCTTTCATAAGCATAAGAAGATTTTACTCCCGCTGAGGTCATATATAATTGTTGCTGATTTGGCTCGTTAATATTTACTTCTCCTCTTGGAGTACGACGAGAAACATTCATTAAAGGAAGAACAACGGCATTTAAAATCTCGCCGTCATGGTCACGAATCTCGTCAATTAATCCCAATTATTATCATAAAGACTTTTTATTCTTTATTTCTTATAGTTTCCTATAAGTTTAGCATATCTTTTCACTAACGTGTGGCGGCCTCGTGGCAGGATTATATCTTTTCACCTACTATGCGTTGCCCCTGACTTTACTTTGTAAAGCCTTCGGTTCGGATTACCATATCAAATAGAAGATATTGACTTAGGCTTCCCGCTTAATTCCGCCATTTTAACACGGCCGATTAATTGACTTTTTTCGTTATCTGATAGTATATTGAAATTTTCTCGTTCCTTTTTTCTTGACCTTCTATTAAACCAATCTTTAACTGTTGCTGGTTTTACTCCTAAATAATTAGCTACTACTGTGTATCCATATCCAAGATTCTGCGCAGTAAAAGCAAAATTATAATCATCTTGAGTTAATTGATATGCTTTTTTACAACCACCTTGAGTAAGTTGACGTCTTAAAACTACTTCTTTTAAGTGTTGAGAATCAATAAAATCATCTGCTCGAATTTTTTGCTCTTCTCTGGATAAATTATTAAAGATTTCCCAACCTTTTAAATATCGAACTCTTCGTTTTGCACTACTAGCAGTTCCTTTTGCCCAACCAAAAATTTCTTCGCAAGATTTTCCATATCCATCTCCCAGTTCTTGCTGTATACACAAAAAAGTAGCAATATCATCGTCATTAACTTTTTGATGTAATGGGGGCTTACCTCCACCGGGTACTAAATTAAATCCATCAGATAATCCATTATATTTTTCAATATATTGACACTCTAAAGAATCTAACTCTTTAGTATCTTGTATTTTAAATTCCCAGCTTTCAAATTCAAAATTTTCTTCGCCATATTTATTCCAAGAAGCCTGTAATTTTGGATTATCGTGTGTATTATTTCTCAGTGTATTAAAGTGAGTTCTTTTTCGTCTATTAATGTCTATTGTCTGACCTATATAATTTTGATTAGTAACTTTATTAGTTATTCTATAAATATATCCTACCATATTAATACCTCCGTATTATCTTCTATATATAAGTAAAATATATTTATTTTTATTATATAAAATTGGGGAGGAAGAAGATTTTTTCGAAACCGTGCCTTCTTCCGCCACGCTCTGTATCAAGCGCGCCAACAACGTCGAAAATCGAACCATTTCTAAACATTAAAGTTACATAATCTTTCCCAAAATTACCGTCACCAATAATCTCCTTTTTAAGTAGTGGCAATTTATCCCAAATTTCATAAATTTTATCTTTGGCAATCTTCGCAGACTGATTCTTACCTGGCGCGCAGATAAATCGTTTTGTTCCCGGCATGAACATACATTCTAAATAAAGAGCAAGAATGGATATGAAAGTTTTAGAGAATGCACGACAAGCGGTACAATAGTGATAACGATAGCGTAGGCACGCGCGCAAGAAAATTCTCTGATAGAAGAATAAACTAAAGTTTGAATCTGATGGAGTAATTAAATCAATAAATAAATCTGGATAAGCCGAGAAAAATTCACAATACTTTCTAAATAAATCCTCATGTCGAATTAAATACTCTTCAGTAAGTATTGCACCTTTTTCAATTTCAATGCCTTCTTTTTCATGTTTTTGGATTGACGCCCCTAGTCTTGTTAAATCTTGATTAACTATAAGTTTAAGACTGCTCATCGTCTAATTCCACCTGAAAGTCTTCGTCTTTCATTAATTCATCATAACCAGCATTGTCATATTCATCTAGGTCATATTCTTTATCTGTATTATAATAGTTCTCAAGCTCTTGGGCGTTTTTAAGAGCGGATAATCTTCTTTCAATCTCTTCTGTAATTCCAGATTCATTAACATATAAACGTTGATTAAAGTTCATAATATTCTTCATTGTTTCATCAACGACATCTTGAGTAACTCCATCATAGAACTTATTAACCCAGCCACGCTTTTCAAGCCATCTAAATACCTCTCCAACTGAGTCAAAATCAGTTGCATTTTTTACATTCTTTGGAGTGAATTCTGCTACTTTTACAAGTTTATCATAGGAAGAAAGAATCTTATCAAAATCGCTTCCTTCTCTAATTCTTGAATCTATCTCTAAAGAAATCTTACATAGTTTTTTTGCTTGGTCGTCTTGAAGCGCGCCATTTACGTTCTGAGTCTGAAGCATACCATCATATAATCCTTCAAGGTAATGTAGTTCTTCTTCATCGTAATTCGCTCCCCATTTTTCCTTTAATTGAGAAAGTTTCTTCTCTTTAATAACCGGAAGTTCATCATCTATAAGCCCAGCTTCTTTTAATTCCTTAAATCTTCTAAAATATACTCCCCAGTCAAGACCGTTATAATCTGATGAAAGAAATACTTTAGCATACACTGGAAAAACTTTATCTCCATTCATTTCATGTAACCTTTCAAATTCAGATGGCACAAAAGGAATATCTGCATATTGACAAACTTTATCTACAGCTTCCCAATCAAAATTATTTTCAACTAGATATTCCTCTATACATGAATTACATATCGGTAAATATCCATCTTTATAAAAGAAAGATTTTGTTTCTGAAAAAGCATCTGGGCCAAAACTCCCATTACATCTACTACAAGTCTTTAAAATAAAAGGCTTTCTTTGTTTTGGAATATTTGGCTTCATACTTACACCTCTTAATCTAATGACTTAGCGCGATTTACGTCTTTAATCATCTTTAAAATTTCTTTTCTTTTTCCTCTTTTTACCATTAAAAATTTATCCATCATATCAGATAAAATTTCTTCAAAAGGTCTTTCATTTTCATCTTTATCTAAGATTGGGACACAAAGAATTTTTGATAGCCCAACAAACTCGACTTCCGAAAGTTTTGAAACTTCTTCTATAAAAGAAAGGAAGGTTTTTGGAGAAACCTTACTTTCATCAATATTAAAACTCATACGTTTTTCTTCTCCTCCTGATTCTTTTTATTTTGTCTATCTTTCTTATCACAACATTTACACTTGTTCGCATATCCATCTTTTGAGCGCGACTTCCTTACAAAATTACGAGGACTTTTAAGCAAGGTGCGGCCGCAAGTAGAGCATTTTTTAAATTCTTCTGAAAAGAAAAGGTTTTGAATGATTTGTTCGTGATAGGCCGCCGCCTCGTTAATCTGTTTAATTATTTTTTGACGAAAGATAGTCGATATATAGTTTGCAGTATATGATTTCCCAAATTCTTTATTTACCATATCTGCTATATCTTGATTTTTAACCTTCTTCATTTTAAGGTCAAGGATTTTTTGTTGTACTTCAGATAGTTGCGCCATTTCAATATAATACTCTAAAGTACGAAGAAGATATTTTGTAGTCGAATCAAGAGGACCTTCTAAGCTAGAATCTTCTAATTCAAAAAATAAAAGAAAAAGATTGTAAACGTGTTCAACTTCTCTAAAATCAAAGAAGAAAGGAGTTCTTTGTTCTTTTTGTTTATCCCAGTAGAATTTGGAAATTTTTTTGAGGTCACTTTCAGAGAAAGAACTAGGAATAAGATTTTCTTCAGAGAAGAAAATTTTTGAAGCTACTTCTTGGTCACTATATAATCCAAGCGGTAGAACTGTCGCATCAGAATCAAAAGTTAAGAAAGATGGCGGCGGTTCAATCGGGCGAATTGTATCTCTTTGAATTAAATTTGAGTACGAATCTTTAAGAGTAAATTGCTGCCTGCGCAATTCTACTAAGAGGTGGCGCATTTTAAGATATTTGTATTGATTAAGTTTTTGCGCGCGTTCCTTAAATTTCTGTTGTTCTTCTTCTAAGAAGGCTTGAAGAAGTTCTGGACGAGGGGGATTTTTTCTTTTTCCGTGCGCGAGGTCATAGTAATTAAGTATAAGGTCAGTTTTATCTATTTCCTTAAAAAGGTCAGTAAAAACTTCTTTAATGTGGGGTGGTGCTTTTGCGAGAGCTTCTTTTCGGGAAAAAACTTCTCTTGTAATTTTAGGACGAGCTTCACTAGGACGAACGATGAGGGATTCGTTAAAGGTCGGCGTTTCTAGTAAGGCATCAAGAGACTCCTCTTCTTTTTTATCCCAAATTCCGCTTCTTGTTTTAATTTGGATTTCCTTTTTTTGTACGGGGTTTTTCCCGTCTGGGTCTTTTCCCCAAAGAACATAGTTAGCGCATGTCTCAAGTTCTTCTTCCGTTAAAGGCTTCTTAATGAAGACTTCTTGCGCCAAATATTCCCTTAAAAAATTAATTCTTTCTTCATTACTTTGAAGAGAAAAATCAAGATTTAATCTATTCATTATTGGTTTACTCCTTTTTCTTTCTCACATCTATATTATACCATATCTACTGTCAGTGCGTCAAATTCTAAGAAAGATTTGAAATATTTTAAAATTTTTAGTATAATATATTTAGAAAGGAGAAGAAGAAAAATGGGATTTTTAGCGATAATTATCTTGGCGGCTTTATTATGGTTTAGTGAGACAAAATTGGGAAAACTATTAACTTTTATTGGTGGCATAATTGTGGCTATTGCAATTATTACGGTTTTCTTTCAATACCTTACAGCGGGATTTTAGGTTCGTAACTAGAAATGATTTTTTGAGTTCGTGGGTCTTTTTTGAGTGTTTCCAAAATAGTGTATTTTGTTTATAAAAAATTACTTTAATTATGAGAAAAAACGGAGGTAAAAATAATGGAAATATGGAAACCAATCTTAAAATATCCAGGGTATGAAGTATCTGATATGGGCAGAATAAAAAGTTATAAAGTTAATCCTTCTGGTAGAATTTTATCTGGTAAAAAATCAAAAGGATATTTGGCAGTAGATTTTCGTATAGATGGACGTACCATTCAAGAATTCATACATCGTATTGTATTGTCTACTTTTAATCCAATAGATAATTGGGAGAATTTAACAGTTAATCACAAAAATGGAAATAGATTAGATAATCGTTTAGAAAATCTTGAATGGATGACATTATCTGAAAACAGTTATCATGCTAGACACGTATTAAAAACTGGTTGTTCAACAAAAAAAGTCCATATAATAACTTTAAAGAAAGAGGATTTATTTTTTGATACTGTAACTGAAGCTGCTAAAAAAATAGGAGTTAGTAAGGGAACAATTTCAAGATGGGTAAATGGGACTCGTTCTTATGAGGGAAAATTTCGTTTGGTGGAATATTTATAAAGTTTCCACCTTTTTTATTATTTTCGGGTCTTTGTTTCCAGGCCCCGGACGTTTTAGCGTGTTAAAGTGCTAAACTCCTAAAACACTACCCCGGTAGCACTTTAAAGCATTAAAGTGTACCCCTCTAACAGGGTAAAGTGATAAAGAACTAAAGCGGTAAATCGCTAAAGTTTTTTTGTTTCTTTTTGTCGTTCCTTCAAGTAGCAAAATAGACAAAAAAGTTTCCTTTTCTTTGTACATTATTTTATTATAAAAATTGAAAAAAGGTATTGACTTCTTTCCGGGTCTATGGTATACTATAGTCACAGAAAAGGAAAGGAGTACAAGACAATGACAGAGAAAGAAACAATCAAGGCGTATTTGGTGAATGAATATAATAAAAAGGCATATACTCATTCTTATGTATTCGGATATGCTTGCAATGGCATGGTATATGCCGCTCGTGTAATGGATGCTCGTGGCCTGCTTCCGTTCTTGACTTACGTTGACAAGGCAAGCGGCAAGAATGGCGGAACGTATTCGCTGAAGTATCGCCCAAACGGTAAGCAGTGGGCTATGGTATGCGCACAGGCTGAGGAAGTCAAGGCTATCTGCACGGTGGGATACCTTGAAAACCTGAAAGCGAACAGCCGGAAGAATCGCGGGCAACTGTTTGAAGAGTTGGTTGCACAGGCTTTCGGTGGAGAGCTGGAAACGAAAAGCAATTTGAAGTTCACTGACGGCGGCGATATGAATCTGAATGGTGTAGCTTATCAGGTCAAGTATACAAAAGCAACATTCACAGATGAAAGAACACTGATGAACCTTAGAGGCTAAGACCTCTAAGGTCGTGGAAAGGAGCGCACTAAAATGATGATGACGGTTATATGCTACGAAACAAAGAAGGGCGATACCTATCTAGCATACTACACCTATAAGACAAAAGAAGAAGCTCAGAAAGAAGCTGATGAACTGAACGCCACGAAGCCCGCGAAGCTCTGGAACGGAGTAGCCATTGATTGGAACGACATAGACCACTACTTTGTAGATGAACAAGAGGAGATGTATTGATATGAAAGCTATTATTGAGAGAATGGAAGATAAAGCAATTAGTAAATATGGCTTTGAATCTAAAGCTACAATCTTTATCTTTCGAGTAACGGAAGCCATTAGAAACACGATGAATATCAAGTAAGAGGGAATTATAATGAATATCGATAATTATGCAGTTTACGACGAAAATAATAGAGAAATCTTTACGGGGACTTATTGCGAAATTGAAAAGTATCTTGATGAAGATGGTGCACCGATTAAAGGTTATTCTGTTGTTTCTCTTTTCTCTGGTTATGAGTTATAAAGTATTTATAAAATGGAGTATATGAGAATCAATATAAACCAAATAAAAGAGAGTAGCTAAAAGAGAAAGTACGTTCGATAGAAAAGGATTCTTTCTCTTTATCTTTATTTATTGATATAAGATAATAAGAGGATAGTAAAGAACAAAGATTTATTATTTAATAAATAAAAAGAACAATAGTTCTAAGAAATATCTTTATTCTTGATTGCCCGGGCGCGATTCGTCGAAATGTACATAAAAATCTATGTAGGTTTGTGCAATATTACTCTTGTATTTCTTAGAAGAAAATGATATAATATAGATACTGAAAGAGAGGTAAACGGAAATGAAAAAGTTTATGATTAGTTTTTTGAAGAATATCCCTTTTATTCTTAGCGGTTTATTTTTACTTTGGGTTTTCTTGGGTTTTTGTGAAGTTCAGATTCACAACTTCAATCCAAATTATGTATATAGTGACTGGAATTTTTTCATCGTTTTGGTTAATTTGAAATCTTGACATTTTCAGAAAATTATGTTATAATATATTTGTAATAAAACAAAGGGGATAAAAATTCCCAAAATTAGAAAGGAAAGATGAACTATGGAAAGAAAAACTGGTATTGTGAGAAGAATTGACGATTTGGGTCGCGTTGTGATTCCGAAAGAAATTCGGCGGAAGTTAAATATTCATGAGGGTGACCCGTTGGAAATTACTTACAGGAATGGCGGTGGAGTATTTTTCAGAAAATATTTGACCGATGAGGAAAAGAGGAAAAATTGGGTAAATGAAATGCTTTTCGAGAAAAAAGAAATGGAAGAATCTCGTTATACTTTTTCAGTAAAATTTATCCGAAATATTACCATTTTAACAATGGTATCGTGGATTTCCCAAAAAGTTTACACTTCATGTGCGATTTGTTCCCCGCAAGATGAGTTCGATGAAAAAACAGGAATTGCGGTTGCATATGCACGTTTATTCAATAAGGAAATTCCAGAATATATCTAATAAAAACGGAGCGGGTGAATTATCACCCGCTCTTTTCCTAAAATTATAGAAAATTTTTGCAAAAAGTATTGACTTTCTTTTTAAAGTATGTTATAATAAAGACACGGAAAAGAAAACAAAAAAAGAGAGGTAAAAAAGATGTTGGTATTCGATAATTGGGAACGCAAGTTTATTACTTTCAAGACGGAAGAAGATTACAACTTTTTCTATCTTTGCAACAAAAAAGATTTCAAAAAAGGAAGATATTTCGGTTTGGCAAGAATTGGATACTAAAGAGAGGGGACGGCGTGCCGTCCCTTTTTTCTTTTTCTTCAAAAAAACATTTGTTCGATTGCCCGGGCGCCGCTTTCCCACAATAAAGTGATAAACTGTAAAAGTATTTGACCGGGCGCCCGGCGATTTGCACAAAAAATCAAATTTTCGTTGGTGATTTTGACGATTGACTTTTTAGGAAATTTCAGTTATAATATAGATACAATAAAGGAAAGGAAAAAGGGAAATCACTTCCCAAGGTTCCGAAAAAAAAGTTTGAAAAACTCTTGACAAACTGAGCCGAATGTGATATAATAAAGATGTCAAAGGGGACAGGAACCCCTCTGATAAATAAAAAGGGTGGCGACCAACGCCAACGCCGAAAAGGCAAGAAAGGAAAATACTATGACTAATCGTGAATTCTTTACCGCAATCGCTTCCATGACTAACATCAGCGCTGAGCTGGTAGAACACGCCGAAGCTGAGCTGGAAAAGCTTGACAAGCGCAACGCCGCAAGAGCTGCGAAGCCTACCAAGGCGCAGAAAGAGAACGAACCCATCAAGGCGGAAATTGTAAAGTTCCTGACTGAAAAGGGCGGTTTCCACACTGCAAGCGAGGTTATGGAAGCGTGCGAGATTTCGGTTCAGAAAGCGTCTGCACTCTGCCGTCAGTTGGTCGAAGAGGGTGCGTTGACTGTTCAGGAAATCAAGGTGCCGAAAAAGGGTAAGCAGAAAGCGTATGCTATTGCAGACGGTTCCGAGGAAGTAGCGGAATAATGAGATTAGGGGCGGCAATAGTCGCCCCATTTCTCTTTTTTATTGCTTTAGCACTTTACCACTTTAAAGCGATGGCGTTGCCCGGGCACTCGGCAAATCATACAAAAAAGTTGGGTTCGATTTGTGTACTTTGACTATTGATTTTTTCTTCTAAAAGGTTTATAATATATATATCAAAAGAAAGGGGTAAGAAAAATGTTTGAACGTATTAAAAAATTATATTCTGATTCCGTTTTGATAACTACTACTATTCATCATTTTATTTGTAACTTTGTTACGATTGACGGAAAGGAACATTCTTATTCTGGTTTTAATTATGTTGATGAAAGCGCAATAAGTTGTAATGGTCCAGAATATATTATGTATGATGTTCGTTCAGACGAATATATTGAAGATGATAACGGCGTTATGTATCCGTTACAAAATATTGTTTCTATTTCTTGGGTATGTGATGATGAAATAGAAAACGTATATGCAAAAGAATATAAAGTTTTTTATACGAAAGATTCAAAAAGAAAAGAAAAAAATCTTGACAAATGAGAAAAATCGTGCTATAATAATTACAGAAAGAAGAAAGGAAGATAAAGATATGAAAGGTATTTATTTCGATATGGACGGAACAATCGCCAACTTCTACGGTGTAAAAAACTGGTTGGATTACTTGCAGAAAAAACAGACGAAACCTTATAGAGAAGCGCGCCCGCTCGTTGATATGCGTAAATTGGGGAAAGAAATTCACCGACTTCAAAATCTTGGTTATACAGTAGGAATTATTTCTTGGCTTTCTAAAAATGGAAATCAAGAGTATAACGAAAGAGTAACGGAAGCAAAAAAGAAGTGGCTTACTCGTCATTTAGGAAGCGTTCACTTTGATGAAATCCATATTGTAGAATATGGCACTCCTAAATATATGTTTGGTGATGGGATTCTTTTTGATGATGAAGAACGCAACAGAAAAGAATGGTCTTGTAGAAATAGTGAAAATTTGGCGTTTGATGTCAATAATATTTTAGATATTTTGGAGGCAGTTAGGTAATGACTGCCTTTTCTTTTTGTTTGATTGCTTTACCACTTTAAAGTGATGGCGTCGCCGGGCGCGCCGGGCGAATTGCACAATTTTTATAGAAAATTTTCGTCACTTTGACTATTGCTTTTTTATTATTTATCTGGTATACTATAACTACAGAAAGGGGGTAGATATAAAAAAGAAGTTGAGATTTTTCCCAAGTTTTTTCAAAATAAAACTTGACTTTTTCAGAAATTTGTGTTATAATAATTACAGAAAAAAGGAAAGGTGGTTATAAATATGGCGAAATCGAGAAAGGCACTCCGTGAGGAAATGAAAGAATATTACATTCGGAAACTCACTGAGTTTTTCAAAGCCGAGGAAGAAGTTCTGCGAGTGGGTAGCAATGAGATTGCTTTTCCCATTGTGGACGCCGAGGGAAACGAGGATTTTTTGGTAATTACCGCCAAGATTCCGACAGGCGCAAATAAGGGGACTGAACCCTATGACGGTTACGCAATGGCGGAAGAATACGAAATCAAACAGAAACAAAAGGCAGAACTTGCCGCCAAACGTCAGGCGGAAAAGGAAAAGAAAATCAAACGTGATGAGGAATATAGGAGAAAGAAAAAGGAAGCCGAGGAAAAGAGAAACGAAGTAAAGTAAAAGAGAGGGCGAACAGTTGTTCGCCTTTTCTTATTTCTTCTTTACTTCACCACTTTACTGCGCGAAAGCGTCCGGGCGCGCCGGTAAAATAGACAAAAACAAAAGGGAATCTTTGTGCAATATTACTATTGCTTTTCTTCTCATTTTGGTTTATAATAAGTATATCAAAAGAAAGAGGTAACTAAAATGAATGATGAAAAGATTATTGTAATTGACACCGAAACTGCAAACACTATTGACGACCCTTTTTGCTATGATGTGGGTTTTGCGGTCATTGATAGAACAGGAAAAGTATATGAAACCCATTCCTATGTGATTGCAGATATTTTTCTTGACGAAAAAGAAATGATGAAAGAAGCGTATTTTGCGGATAAAATTCCGCAGTATTGGGAAGATATTAAAAATGGAAAAAGACAGTTGCGCAGATTCCAAACAGTGAAAAGAATCTTTCGTGATGTATGCGACCAGTACAATATAAAAATTGTTGCGGCGCACAATGCACGTTTTGATTATCGTTCTACCAACGTAACACAAAGATTTTTGACTTCTTCAAAGTATCGTTATTTCTTCCCTTATGGTATTGAAATTTGGGATACTTTGAAAATGGCAAGAGAAATTTTTGGTAAAGATGACGAATACGGCGCATTCTGTTTTGAAAACGGATACATGACAAAAAGAGGACAAAGACGATATACCGCCGAAATTCTTTATAGATACTTAACAAGAAACAATGATTTTATTGAAAGTCATACAGGACTTGAAGATGTGATGATTGAAAAGGAAATTTTTGTGGAATGTATTAAAAGAAATCCAGAAATCAATGGTGAACTTTGGGAGTAATGACGAGGGCGCAAAGCGTCCTCTTTTTATATCCATTCACTTCACTCTGGTAAAAGACCAAAGCGGTTGCCCGGGCATTCGTGCATAAATATACATTAAAATGAATAAAAATTCTTCTTGACTTTTCTTTCTAAACGTGTTATAATAAATACATCAAAGAGAGGAAAGGAAAAATATAAATGGAAACTATTTTGGAAAGAAAATATGTTGATGGCGTGCGGGGAATCTATTCTAATGTAAAGATTCCAAAAAGTTTTAAAGAGTGGGATAGAAAAGGATATATCTATTTCATTCAGATTGGAGATAGTAAGAATCATAAATTTAAAATTGGAACTACTTGTAATATTATTCAAAGAATGACACAACATTTAATGAATTATAAAGAATCAATTTACATTCTTTGGATTTCTCCCGCCGTATCGGTTTATACAACATTAAGAGTAGAAGATAATTTCATTTTGAAATATAGAGAAGATAATAACTTTTCTTATATTCCCAACGATAGATTTATTATTTCAGAAGAAGTAAAAGAAATAACGATTAAAATAAAAAAAGAATATGTAATTAAAATCTAATGCTTGACAAACTCTTAAAGATGTGGTATAATAAGTATAACGAAAGGGGAAATGATAAATGAAAAAGATTTCTTTTGAGGAAAAGGTCAATGTAATTTCTGTTTTGGGAAGGGTGATGGATAGAAAGAATCTAGTTGAGAAAATTAGAGGGCGCGAAAAGGCAAAAGATTTAGAGACGATAGAAAACGCACTTCGTTTCTATCTTAGAAATACAGAGGTACAGGGGGAATAAAGTTGAGATGCCGAAAGGCATCTCTTTTTTCTATGTCGGTTAGAGATGGCTAACTTTGTCCGGGCAACTTCTCCGTTTAATCTTGCCCGGGCGCGCCAAAAGTCAAATTTTCCCCATTATAATTATATCATACGTTTTGTCAAATGTCAAGCATATTTTTAATCGAACATATGTTCTTTCAAATTTTTATTTTTGTCAAATTTTTGTTGTCTTTTTCTGCGTATGCCCGGGCCGTCAAATTTTTCCATTTGTCAAATTTTCAAACGAGCTGCAAACGAGCTGTGAAAAAGCTGCGCCCAGGAGCTGCAAACGAGCTGCAAATTTTTTCTTTTTTCAAATTCCCAGGAGCTGCAAATTTTACGAGCTGTCAAATTTTGAGGCGCCCGCGTAATCTCATTAGAAAATAAAATTTGAAAAAGCTGCAAAATTCATATATAATATATATAGAAGATAAGGAAAGGGGATAAAAATAAAGTTCCCCTTCCGCTAGGAATAGAGAAGAAGAAATTTGAAAGATTTTTAAATTCCTAGTATAATATATATAGAAAGTAAGGGAGAAAGTAATCTTCCTACTTAATAAAAACTTATGGGTCGCGGCCTACGCGAGAAAGAGGTTAATTATGGATAAGATGACTAAGAGAGAGTTCTATACTGCGATTATGAATGGCGAGATTGACGAGCAGGTTAAGCTGTTTGCGTCTGAGGAGCTGGAGAAGATGGACGCGGCCAATGAGAAGCGGCGCAACACGCTGTCTAAGAAGGCTCAGGAAAACCAGCCGCTCCTTCAGCAGATTACCGATGAAATCCTGACTGAAGAGCCTAAGACTGCTACTGATGTGGCGGCCGTCCTTGAGGTATCTGTACAGAAGGCGAGCGGGCTTTTGAGACGTCTCGTTGAGGAAGGGAAGGCTGTTAAGGTTGATGTGAAGATTAAGGGTAAGGGCACTCAGAAGGGCTACACCCTTCCGATGGGAGTAGATTCCTTCGATGTAAATCTGGATGGCGAGATTACTCCTGTAACTGAATAAAGAAGAAGAGAGGCTTAATCGCCTCTCTTTTTTTATACTTAAAAGAAAAAATTTGAAATGCGGGGAATTTTGGGCTTGGCACATTTTTTTCTTTCTTTTTATTTAACAAGACATTTTTTTCTTTCTTTTTATTTAACAAGACTTTTTTTTATTTGACTACACATTTCTTTATTCAATAACTCTTTTCCTCTCTGCTAAAGCGACATAAAGTTCTTGTGGTATTAGAGAGGGCTGGAAGTTGACTTCGGACTTCGTAGAAAGGGAACAAGTACGTATACTTCTACGTATACTTCTATGTTTTATAGAGACAATTAGGGTGCCCTTTCGTTATCCTTTTTTTCATCTACTCCTTTCCCCTTATGGCTATACCCTTTCTCCTATCTCTTACGTATACATATACTTATACGTATACTTATACGAATACGTAGACGTTTAACTTCCCTGCCCCTTACATCTAAGTATTCGTATAAGTATACGTGTACATTTTACTTATACGTTTAACTTACTCTATACTTATAAGATTGCCTCTTGGAGCTTCGCTCCAAGAGGTTTCTCCTTTACTTATACGTTTAACTTATACATATATTTATACATATACTTATAAGTATACTTATACATATACTTATAATTCTCCTCATACATCTTTAACGTAAACTTTTTTCTTCTCCTCTCCTAATTTTTTCGGAAAATTTTATCGCTCTCAAATTTTTAGGTAATATTTCTGCAAAATTTTCCCTTTATTATTATCCTATCTGTAATTTTTCAGAAAATTTTCCCAAAATTATATTCCTTTTCCTAAAAAATATTACTTCAACTATGAGGTGATATAATGAATACAGTAGATTTAATTCAAAAATTTCTAGAATTAGGTTTTAAACAAAGTGCTTTAGAAAAATATTGCGGCCTCCCAAAAGGCAAAATAACAGATATATTAAAAGGACGAGATAGATTAAAACAACAAACAAGAGATACTATAGTTGAAGGATTAACCAAATTAAAAGAAGAAATATCTAATATTGATACTAATGCCACTGAAGAAGGTGAAGTTGGAAATTATAGTGTTTATGTACATATCTTCCCAAACGAAAAAAGATATTATGGCATTAGCTGTTCACCAAAAGATAGATGGGAATTTAAAGGAAATAATTATCAAAATCAAATTGCTATGTGGAATGCTATTCAAGAATATGGATGGGATAATATTAAACATGAAATAATTCTAAGCGGTTTAACATATGAAACTGCCAAAGTTATTGAAAGTTCATTAATAAACCAATACAAAACATATATCCCATCTTTAGGATATAACTCATATACCTAATATATAAAATATTAAGACGGCGCGCTCCCATAATTTATTTCCATCCCTTGTTTTCCCAAAATAAAAAGAGCAGACATCGCGCCTGCTCTACAAATTAAAATAATATCCCAAAATAATCCCTAAATATCCTATAACCGCACACCATATCATTACAGTTAAATAGATGCTTATTTTCTTTTTTGTCCAACTATAAATTGCATCATAAGCAAAGGCTGCAAACAACATTCCTACAATGAACAAGCCAATAAATACTACGCCAATTATAGATAACATATCTGCTCCCTTCTTAAATAAAAAATGTTACAATAAGAATTACTATTGCAATTATAAGACCTATTAAAGAAATACAACTTGAACAGCTCTCAAAAAAGTCCTTAGTCTGCGCCATGCTCTTCGATGCCATTATCTTAAATATAACGAAAGTAGACTCGAAAATAATCCAAAACTCTAATAAAACTAAATATAATAAAAATATTTAAAACTCCTTTAACCAACTATACTTTTCTTCTATCTTTCTTTGCTCTCGTTCTGCCCAATCTCTTATTGGATTTACTGGAAATAATATTCTATCCATTTCTTCTATAGTAGGTTTCTTTGACTCTAGGACGGGTCTTTTAGGTATAGCATTACAAGTTGATGCCAATAATTGATTTCCAATTCCACCGTAGAAAGAAACATTAACACAATCTGTCATCTGAGATAGCCTACTATTCATTTCTGCTTGAACTATTTCTAATTTAAGAGCGTTAATTCGTCTATCTATCTCGTTATACTGCGCGCATATTCCATAATTTAATTGGTTAGTTAATTTATCTAAATTAGAATACATATCTTTCTACCTTAAATAAGAATAATAGCAAGGCAAAGAATATTTACAATTATAATAAAAACCCACATCAAAGTCAAGCAAACTCGGTCATGAGTTACTAGAGTTAAAATTGCAAAAATCGCCCATACTATAAGAAATAGAACCCAAGCTATAAAAAGAAAAATTTCTAACATTTACCATACCTTTTTCCATTTATTCTTCTCAATAATTTGTCTCATATTCTCTGTTCTTCTTTATATTTCCAAATATATCCACCAGCTGTTTTGCCTTTGCCTTTACATACTAATCCAATAGTAGTATCATTAATACCAGTTTGTCTTCTAGCTTCTTTTGCTGACTGAAATTCAGCAATAAAATTACCAGATTTATCATATTGCAAAACTGCTGTATTATGTTTTATAGTCGTTTTAATTGGTTGTTCTACTTCTTTCTTCTCATAAGACCAACCAAAGCCTCCCGCCGTTCTCCGTTCTCCACGACATACTTTGCAAATATTTGTAAAGTGAATTTTTAAAATTCTTTCCGCCTCGTGTGCTGATTTATATTCACCAATAAGTTTTCCAGATAAATCATACTGGTAAACTGTTTTATTATTAGCACCATTAAATGCTTCTCCACCTAAAGTCATATTATACCCATTGTTAAAACTATTATATTGAGAAATCCAATAAATTTCTCTTTCGTTTAATTTATCAATTTCACACTCTTCTATAATTTCAAAAGTAAATTTTGAAATTCCGTACTTTTTAAAAGCTCTATATAATTTATAGTCTGGAGAATTTTTATAAGCATATAGATGTTTTTTCCATCTAGCATGAATATCTCTTGATTGTCCAATATAACATTTACCATTAATTGTATTTGTAATTTTATAAATACCAACCATAATTTCACTCCTTATCTTTGTTTTCATATATAAGTAAAATTATGGTTGATATAATCGATAGATTTCGACCATATTTATCAAAAATCAAAATCTATAGAATATAATCTTCAAAAAGAATCCATTTTTATCTTCCTTTCTTTAGCTCCATATATACTGATTAAATGTCATTGGAAGTCTATGCCATTTATACTTTAGACTAAATGGTGCACCATCAACAATCGCTTCTGAAAACCAGTTCTTTAAATATTCTCCATACTCTATATTTCTACGATTACTAGAACTCAGAAATTTTTCGCTTAAATCTTTAAAATTTTTAAGTTCTTTTTCATATTCTTCTGGCGTCATTTCTACAAAAACTACGATTCCCCAATCGTTTATAATTTCTTTCTTCGGATAACCCATTTGGCGCCCTCCCTTAAAAACTTTCAAGCGTAGTACAATACTGACTAAGCTCTTCATTCTCAATCCAAGCAACACTCAAAGCGTAGATGGTAATACCTGGATTATCAAAAACTTCCCACATCTCAACAGAATATTCAATTCCTTTTTCTTGAAGTGCTTGTTCAATTTCATCACCGATTGAAAGTTCGTCAACATACTCCCCATCTTCATCAAGAATTTCGACATAGATGTCCGCGCTTCCACTAACATCAATTCTTCCTTCGATAATCTTCTCAATAATTTCTTCAATCATATTAAAGCCTCCTTATTTTATCTTCAAGATAATCTAAATTATCTTTGCGATATTTATTAATTTGTCTTTGAATATCCTCAAGAAATAAGACTTCTTTTTCTCTTTTACCAGAAGCTAAATTTTCTTTTTTAACTTTTCTTCTAAAAAAGAAGTATCGAAAAGTATCAAAATACCCCACATAAAAATGTATCGTGCTTGATGGACTAAAATAAGAAGCGCTTCTTATGTTATAATCTATATGACAATAATCAATAAACTTCCATCGTTTATATGTAACTGGGTATATCTTTTTTAACTGAGAAACTTTTATTTTTAGATTATCTTCGCTTGCTTTTCTATCTATAAAATAGAAAACCGAATAGAAGAATAGGAATAAAAGAATAAAAGCCACTAAAGTAACTAAAAATACAATTAGTAACGCTAACAATTTAATTCTCCTTTCTTCTTCTTCTATATATATTATATAAAAAATTTATAAGAATTTCAAGATTCTTTTGCTAATACATAGTTCTCTAAATCAGCCCTCGCGCAGTCATAAAAATCCATATCTTTCAAATCTTCTTTTGTCGCTTCTGGAAATCTTTCTTTAAGAATATCTTTACGACTTTCTCCATACCATGGAGAACTATAAGCGCCATCTTTTTCAAGCATCATTACTTCATAATAATTTGCAATCAACTCAAGTAATTCTTCTTCTTCTACTAGATAAAATTTATCAGGCATTATTTTTCTCCTTATATTTCATAGGCTGTTTCTTGTTCTTCTAAAAGCCATCCATGTTTTTCTTCATCGTATTCTTCTACTGAATAACTAATAGTATTTTCGACTTCTTCACTATAAATTTCTTGTGCTAACTCATAATCTTCTGCTTCTTCATCTTCAATAGATATACTAAATTCTTCTTCTAAAATATCAGCAAAACTTCGAATGCCATATGAACCTTCATAAGAGTTATACTCACGAATAGCATGCATATATGCGTAATTTACAGCATCCTCTTTCTGTTTAACAGAAATAATCTCTTCATTATCTCCACAACCGCAAGAGTAGTTTATATAATATAACATTTTAGCTTTTCCTCCTTTATAAAAATTAACTCTTTTTACGAATACCAAAAATTAGACATTTTATTCATTATATCAATTCCTTCTCCATAACCTAAACTTCTTAAACATTCTTCCATTAGTCGATCAACTTGCATATGTCCATCTTCACCGGCGTAGCCTTCGTTCTCATCAAAAATCTTTTGAGCGCGCTCCTTAAATTCTTCTTTTGTCATATTATATCTCCTTTCAAAAACGGAAGTAAAAAATAATTTTATCTTTTATTATATCTTTCCTCAAGAGGTCTTAATCGTTCAACTTTATCCCAAACTTTGTTTATTTCATATTCAATAACTTCTTTACAGTCCATATCAGTATATCTTGTTAATTCTACCATTTCTTCAAGTAATTTCCACTTCGCCATTACTCTTTCTTTTTCAATTAAAAATCGGTACGAGTCATATAATCTTCCTTCCTTTTCTTTTCTATAGATATTATATCAAAATTTTATAAAATTTTCAAATTAAAAAAGAAGGAGTACGTTTTTGTACTCCTTCCTCATTATTCACTTAATTGAAAATAATGTCCAATCAACTCATGTGGCAAATAATATAAAGCTATGCCACTTCCAGAAGAAGAATCACTATCTCTTGTACAGATATATACATTAGAATCTTCTGGGTCCTCATAGTATTTATCTTTATAATAAGTCATTCCCCTATAAGCTGTAATTGGCTTCTCTTTACTTCCATCCTCTGCTGGCGGCGTTGGCTCAATTTCTCCTTGTTCTTCAAGCGCCTTTAATCTATTTTCAATACTTTCTAGTCTCTTTTCCATCTGAACTTTAAAGATTTCATATTCATCTTCGGGGTCGTTTACTTCAAGACTATTTACTAATTCCATTAAAGTATTATATTCATCTACTGTAAGCTACTTATATAGAAGAAAAGAATTAAGAGTTTCCTGCGCCTCAAGTAAAGTATATTCTTTATTTTCTATTTGTGTTTGTAAATCATCAAATAACATCTATATCACCTTATGCAGTAGGTCCTGTATAAGTACCCTCAATTCCAAAAATAGTTACTCCAGATTTAATGTTTTCTGCTAATAGATTTGGGTCACCCTTGATAGTGAGAATACCAGTAAGATGAGTCCCTGCTGCGACTGTTTGGTCTGCAGTTGTTGGAGTGATTGTAGTAGCTTCTTTTGCTGGCGCACTTCCAGTAATCTTACTTCCACCAACGTAAGCAGTTTTTCCAGTAAGTAAATCTCCGGCAGTAGCATTAGCGTCTGATGTATCTACTCCTGGATTTAATGTACCATTAACTTTTACCCCATTAACATACGCGGTCTTTCCAGTTCTAATATCTCCTGCGGCGGCGTTAGCATCAGAAGTATCAACACCAGGAACAAGACTTCCTGTGATTTTTTCACCATCAACATATGCGGTTTTACCTGTACGAATGTCTCCAGCGGTTGCAGTTGCATCGCTTGTATCTAAGTTATCAGAACTCATTAATTCAGTTACTAATCCATTTAAAACTTGACGGTTAGTATTACAAGGAGTTTCTGATACATAGTCTAGTACTTGTTTCTTTGTGATTGACATTCAAATCACCTCCTTCTTATAGAAGTAAAAAGTAGAGCCTATAGCTCTACTTTTCTTTTGCTTATAGTTCTTCAAATGATGATTCGATAATTTGTTTTGCAAGCTCTTCTATAGTCATATCATCTGTCGCGCCAAAAGATTTCATAGTCTGATTCTTTGAGCGTCCTTTTAGTTGCTCATCAATTACTTCATTGTAAAGAAACTTTTCCATCAAAAATCGAAGCATTGATTCTCCAACTGAAAAGTTTTTCTCTTTATCTTCTTTATTAGATTTCTTTTCACATACAATATCCGAATCTTTTTTCTCTGTTGCTTCAATAAAGAAATTTTCCAGATTTTTCTTCATACCTGCAATTTGTTCAAAGGGACAATCTCCTAGTGCAAAATCTTTTCCAAGAAGATTTTCAAACTCTCCTGTAAGAGTTTCGGGAAGAGCTACATACAGAATACTCTCTTTTAACTTCTTCATATCAGAAATAATCTCGTTCTTATTCTGAAATGTAAGTACAAGTTCAAGAGGAATACGTCTCCTTTCCAAATCTTCCAACATAGAGACAACAGAGCCTAAACTTTTAACAGTATCTTGTGAAAGAATTGCAATTCCCTTATGACCTCTCATTCCAAAAATACCGATAAATTTCTCAGGTAGCATAACTTTCTCCTTCTTTTACATAAATTTCTGTATACTTAGTTAGCTTCAACTTTACCGAAATCAAATTATTCTCACCGTAATAATCAAATACTTTGTCTGCGGCCTCTCCTAGAGATTCTCCATATACCAAACCAGTATCTACAGTCTCTCTATCATCGTAATCATTGAAATATCTTACTTTCATATCATAAAACTTGTCATATAATTTCTCTCTTTTCTTTTTTATTTTATATATATATTATAATAAAAATTTTTAGAAATTTCAAGTTGAAAAAGAAGAAAACCTTTCTGATTCTCTTCTTCTGTATCTTAATGAGCTTCTCTATCGTATTGATGAATTTTTGGAATATATGCGGCCAACATTGGTGAAATATTTTTATATTTATTAGAATATGCCTTCTCTGACAATATAAATGGGTCCATATGATGCTGAACAAAATTAGCGATTAATTTGCTTTCTAAATAATTACAGGCATATTCTTTACTTGATAAAATCATATAAGCAGAAACATTTTGATGACCATAATAATGGGCAATTTCACTAGGTTCGCCCTTATAATTCTTAAATTCTTTACAAAAGCCCTTGCCAATATCGTGATATCGACAAGCACTTACTACCATCTTCGGCGCACCGTCTTCTTTTGCTAATTTTTCTGTTAAAAGCATATGCTCACCAATAGTTAAAGAATGGTGAGGATTATCATGAGAAATACTTCTAAGTTTTTCTAGTTCTTCCTCTAGAGAAAAATTATGAAAAGGAGAAATAGAGTAGATGAAATCCCAACCCTCTAATTTCCAATCGGGAAATTCAAATGATTTTATCTGTTTCTTAATAACTTCGACAGGAACTTTTCTATCTCTTTTCTCCTGATTTTTTACGCAAGAATTGTAATCAGAAGCAATAATGATACAATGTTTTGGCGTTTTATATTTCTGAATTTCCTGAAGAAAAGCTCTTCGTCTTTTTGCGCTCAAATTACAGGCGTCATAAACTACCGATTTGCCTTGCGAAAGAGCCTCTTTTACTCGACTATGAAGAATTCGGAACACTTTTTCGTGGTCTTTTTGAATAGAGGCATCACCATATAATTCTTTTCTTATTTCATCAGAAGAAAAAATTTCAACATTTTCTCCCTCTAATTCTCCCCAATATTTAATTTCTTTTGCAAAGGTACTTTTCCCAGAGCCAGAAATACCTACAAGCATAAAAAAGGCCATTATTTCTCATTCCTTTCTATAATTTCTTCCAATGTCACCGGCGCCCAGTCGTATAATCCAATAAAGGCATTATACATATTACAAGGCTTGTCATAAAGGTCTACCATTTCTTGTTTAATATGCTTCATCATATTATATTCAAAACTGATGTGAACATGCCCATACAGATGATAATCTCCGTAGTAATGGCGATTGAAACAAGGGATAGGATAATGGCATAGAACAATATTAGTAGAACCATATGGGATTTCTTTATAGTTGGCTATTTCATTAAATAGACTTCGAAATTCTGAATTACGAAGTAGTTTTCCATCATGATTACCAATGATAAGATTCTTGTTTCCATTTAAAGAAGTTAAAATCTCATTAGTTTTCGTTACATTGTGCCAACTAACATCACCAAGAATCCATACGGTATCTTCAATACCTACTTTATCATTCCAATTTTTAATAATTGCTTCATCATTTGCTTCCGTTGTTAAAAACGGTCGATTATCATAAGACAAAATATTTTTATGTCCAAAATGTAAATCTGATGTAAAAAAAATTTTACTCATATCTAATCCCAGAGATGGAAGAATTTTTCCTTTAGCATATCAAAGCCAATATTCTTTTCGGAATCTATTTTATCTTCTATCTCTTTACTCCTTTCTATATAATTATCATAAAGTTCTTTGTTTTTAGGAAGGTCTTTATCCTCATTAAGCTCATATACTCGATGATAATATTCATCCCAATAAGGATTACTATAAACTTCATTAGATTCTAAACAATTATGAAAATGGTCTGCCATTTCGTTAAGATACTTTCCCCATTCTTCGTCAGTCATATTGCAAGGATAACCATGACGAGTTTCATTAAACTCTCTTAGAGTATCTTCAAAGAGCTTCCCATAAAAAATATCCATTGACCATAAGTCCCTATAACAATAACCTTTCGTCGCGCGCTCCCACGCACAATTTATACTTCTAAAAAACCACTTTATTTGATTAAATACTTCATACCCCCGATAAGGTGCTTTCTTAAAAACACTTAAATCACTCTTCATTTTTTACCTCATTATCAAAATTATAAGTTGTATCCCAATCTACAAGGGGAGGATTTTCTTTCTCCTCAAATTCTTCTTTAATACTTTTTACCATAATATCATAAACAATATTATCCATTTCTTCTTTTACTTCTTCGTTGACCAAAAGAGGCATTTTCTTCATATAATCTTCTTTCATTTGGTCAATATGTTCCATAGATTTTCTTGCCATTCTTTCAGCATCGAGTAAACTATAAAGATTTTCTTTTGCCATCATAAGAACTCCCTGCTCGTTAATATGAAAAGTCGTTAGGCAAGTTTTAAAAGATGCTCCATTAAAGAAAGCATCAATAAAATTTTCCATGCGAAGAATATGGTGAAGTTGTTTCCCGTCATATCCCCATTTATCAATCTTCCATTTGATGGTAGGATAGGGGTGAGTAAGTGCTTTAAATTTCTCCATTGCCATACCTGCCATGCAATTCATAGCAGCATAGTTATTATAATGTACAATTTCTTCTCTCATTGCGCGCAACCGATTGATTTCGTTCTCATATCCGTGCATTACAGAATAATACTCTGTGAATAGAACTTCGAGGAAATTGATATTCTGTTTTCTAAAACAATCAACCATCAATCAGATATCTTTTACATCGCAATGTTCTAAATTCTCCATTTCGTGAGTATAACTCTCTGGTTTCTTATTTAAAACAATATCTCTAAAAGAGGGCAACACAAATGCTTTGGTATCAATATCACTTTCTTCAGTATCTAATTTATAATTCTGACTACCTTGAAGAGCAATATAAATAATTTTTTTGTTTCCGACATCATTCATATGCTCAAAAAGACGATTCATAATAAAATCTTTATCCATACTTTATCCTCCTTCTATCTTATAATTATTATATCAAAATTTTGAAAAAAAATCAAAAAATAAAAGAAGTGGTATAACCACTTCTTTCAAGCTGTTCTTCTCCACATATAACAAGTTACATAAGGAGGATAGTTTTGTCCGTTTTCTTTTGTTACACCACTACTTCCAGAACTACCAGAATAACTTGTAACTGAATCATTTAAGGTATGTGCATGAGAGCCTGCAGAACCACTACTTCCAGAGTGATTAGATACTGAACCTTCTAAAGTATGACTGTGAGAGCCTGCGCTTTGTCCAGTAATATTATAGCTTCCACCAGTATTTGTATTACTACTAGTTCTATGAATTGTATAACCATATCCACCAGAAGCAGAGTCGTGGTCGGCACCTATTTTATGACTGTGGGAACCTCCTGATGCTACAGAAAAGGTATCACTATGTCCCTGATTGATTGTGTGGGTGTGTGCTCCTCCAGATGCAATCGAAAAATTATCCTCATGAGTATAATTTATCGTATGAGTATGAGATAAATTTCGTATATTAGCATATCCGCCATTAAGATTAGCAGAATCAAAAGACATGCTAATATCTTCATTATCTGTAGATGTACCAACACCAATGGGAACCCTTCCTTGTCCCCACGCAACCCACGTTCCACCAAAAATTGTTTGTGGATTTATTGATGACGTACTCATATAAATTGAACCAACTGGATAAATTTTCTTTGCTATTGATTGAAAATAAGTTGTACCTGCGAGATAATCTAGCATTACTTTCTCTGATACAGGATATAATTCGGAAGGAACTGAGGAAAGCTCTTTAAGAACTTTTGCTACTGGCTTTACCTCAGCCTTCCCATTTTTTATATATAAGACTTCATCTGTATCACAAAAACCTAATTCGTATTTAAGTAATTTATCTGGATATTCAACAGGACTAGAAGCTCCATGCCTTACGGTATATCTATTCCCCATTATTACTCCTCCCTATAAATTCTATAACTAAGCATTTTATTAAAATAATTCTGGCATAAGTTCCTTTACTTTTGCTATACAAAATTTATTCATTAATTTAAAGTCAATCTTTGGCATCTTAAATTCTTTAACGATATGCCACATTTCTTCATCAACAAGACAATACCATACTGTATTAAGCAACCGAGGAATAAGTTTGTTATTCCAACTACCAACTTGAAGCTCAATCTTTGCTTTTTCTTTTTCACACAGCGCGCGAGTGATATACTTATCTACAATAGCTGATTCTACATAGACAGTCTCTTTCTCGATTGGACCCATCGCCTTATAGAATTTTTCTTTAAACTCCGTACGAACAATTTTTGCATAAGCCTGACGACCATATTTATTACGATAATTTGGATTTTTAATTACAATTCCTTCTCCATGCCCGACTTCACTATCTGGAAGTAGGAAATTGGCATTATCAAGCTGATGCTGTAGTTCTTCAAGAGAAGGATTTTTTAGAACTGCAAAAACAGGAATATAATCAAGACCAGCCTCTTCAATCACATCTCTCCATTCGTAATAATCCAAATAACGCTCAGTTTCTATATCATAAACGTCAAAGATATAGAAGCCACCCCATGCTTCAGGACGATAATATTTAATAGTATGTTTAACAAGATACTCTCCATAAATAATCCAATTAGGATGCTCATGAAGAACTTTAGTGAGGCGGCCATCTTCAAGATACTTGGCCATAAATCCAGCGTTATCTTTTTCAAGAGTTAGCTCTCGATTACGAGAACCAAAACATACTTGTCCTTCATCATTTAGCCAAACAACTGAATTTGTTCCATCAATTTTAGTAGTCAACTGCACAGTACCAAAAAGAATATCTTCAACCTCATCATTACCAAGTCTTTCAATATGCAAATAGCGCTTATATTTTGCCATATTTTTTACTCCCTTTCTTTTTTTTGATAAATATATTATATAATAAATTTATGAAAAAATCAATTTTTAAGATTTTATTAGCTGTTTAACTAATGACTTAAAATTGGCTAAAAACTTAATTGAAAAAGTAGAGCGGGATTCAACATCTTGTCTTTGCTGTTCCCAATAATCGTAAATATTTTCTCCATCTGACATTGGAACTCTTTCTGGCCATAAGATACTACCCGGCATACTAAAAGTTACTTTAAAATAATCAGAAGGAACTCGTTGAACTTGTCTAATTGCTTCTCCCATTGTTATTAGTAAATAAGATAGTGGCGCCAATACTCCGTCAAGATTAAACATATGAATAGATCTATCCTTCGATTGACCTATTGTTTGCCAGTCATCAAAGAGAAAATTTGCAATGGCTGAACTCATCATTAAACGAGTTTGGTCTCGAATATAAGATTGTTTATCTTCTCCAATCGCTCCGCCAATTGTATTGTAAAGAAGATTAACTAATCCTTCTCCGTCAATATTTAGCTCTATTTCATCTAAAACAGAGGGTAATTCTGATAGCGGTTGAGAAGAACCGGCACTAAATCCTCTAAAATTATTCCCTAAAGAATAATTTTTTACATTTTCAAATACTACAAAACCATCTCTTATTTTATTTATATAATCATTATAAAAATTTTCAATTATAGTTCTATTTTCTTCTAAAGAATCTCCTGTTAAATTATTATTTAATTGCTCAAAAATATTTTCTAAATCTATATCAACGGAAGCTGAAAATAAATGTACATTATCCGTTTTTAATATATTAGATTTTAATGTTCCTCCTCCACTCATGTTTTGCATAGAACTAACGATATATTCCTGAACAAATCCTGCGGTACTTCTCGCTCCAATTTCCCCAAGTTTCATAGATTCTTTTACATTTTTCGCCAATCCTTTAGTTGTTTTTCTATTTTCTTGATAGCGTTGAGTTTGCCAATTAAAAATATCTTTAACTATGTTTTGTAAATTATATCTTTTAAAAACATCGCTTTTAAATTGCTCAAGCTGTCCATTTGTTTTTTGTAATAATGCTGCTGCTTCTGACCATATTTGAACTTCTTCTCCATTTATTATATCTTTTTGTTCAGACATTTTTTTAACAGCATCTTCAACAGCCAATTCAATTAAATTTGTTATTTTTTCCGTCCATCCGATGTAATCTCCATTTGCTATCATTTCCATACCTTTTTGAGTATCTATAAAACCTCTCAATCTATTAGTAATAGCTGTAGATAAATAAGAATCAAAATATGAAGCTGCTGTTGGCGCGCGCTCCTTCTCTTTATTTGCCTTTAATTTTGATAATAAATTCCGATATTGCCCTTTTAATCCCATCAATTCATTTATTGCATTAATAAATTTAGGATAATCTTTTAACGATACATTATCTATGTTAATACCAAAAATCTCTCGGAGTAATTGCCTTTCCTTGTTTTGTTCTGCTTGTCCAGCAAAAATTAATTTCTCTGATATATCCGAATAAGTAACTTGTTGTGCTCCTAATTCTATAGAAGAAAAATCACTCATCGCACTTTGATATAAATTTTTCCAATTTGCTTGTGCATCTGGCGCATTTAATCTTTTATAGAATACATATCCATCTTTTAAATAAACCATATATACACTCTCCTAAATAAAAAGGGAGCGATTCTTCCGAACCACCCCACGGTATATATAAACAGACATATAAATGTCTGGATTTATTAGTCAAGCAAATCGGCTAATTGAGCGGTTTCGCTTCTTTCTGATTTCTTTAAACGAACATAACCAAAAAGTTTATTTCCTTTTAGTCGCTCTATCATAATCTTTAAGCCACTATATTTTTCAAAAACTTCTTTGTCGGTTTGTTTAAAATCACCATCAAACCAAATTTGACTTCCTTCTCCGACACGTCCAATTAAAAGTTGAACGTGTTCCTTGGTTAAATTCTCTGCTTCACTAACAAAAAGTATTGAATTTTTTATATCGCGCCCTCTCATAAATCCTAAATGTTCAATTTCTAACTTTGGTTCTGGAGGAGACATTAGCATTTGTAAACCATCAATTCCACCCACATGGTCTGCGATTGGTTTAGCATAAGGCAGCAGCTTATTATACATTTCACCGGGAAGCGACCCCAGCGGGTTTGAATTTTTTACTTCAATATTATTTCTAACATATACAATCTTATCTACTTTATTTTTTTCAATCATAGATAAGGCATGACCTAACATAATAAAAGTTTTTCCTGAGCCAAAACGACCTGTAATTAACTTAACAGTAATATTTGGATTTTGTAGTAAATCGAAAGCCAATTCTTGTTCAGCGTTTCGCGGCTTTAAAGTGCCCATGTATTCGTTCGAAATATAATGATATTTTAGAGGAACAAAATTATCTCCATCTACTCTTAGTTTATCAATAAGAGAACAATCTTCATTATCTAACATATAAAGATATTGATTTTGTATCATATCTAAGTCTCTTGGCTTTAACTTTCCTTCATAAATTTCAGCCATCTCTTTTTGAAATAAAATTTCCTCTAATCTTCCTGTATATTCATTCAACAATATCGCTTCCTCCATTACAGAAGAGTGGTAATATCAGTGATTATTTCATCACAAACTCCCTTTTCAAGTGCTTCGTCTTTTCTAACGTACCATTCACCGATAATTTTTTCTCCTACTTCTTCTTCAGTATACTTTGTGTGTTCTACCATAAAATTCATTAACTCTTCAATTGAGGTTTGATAATCTTCAATTTGAGAACAAACCTCTTGAAAAGTTCCTTGAAAAGCTCCTGAGCCTTGGTGGAACAAAAAATATCCTCTCGGCAACATAAATCTTTTATGACAAGACAAATAAACAAATGCTGCCGCACTAGCACATTTACCCATATTAATTCCCCAAACAGGAATTTTACTTAGTTTAATAACATCAATTAAAGTGTTATTAACATCTAAATCCCCGCCAGGAGAGAAGAAAAATAGTTTAATTGGAAGTCTATTTTCTACCTCTATGTCACTATCCTCTTTATTCCATTGTAAGATTAATCTTGCAATTTCAAGAGAATAGTCATCAATTTCATTGTCAATCCAAAAAGACCTATTTTTTATTCCTTTATAAAAAGTAAGTAATTCTGGGTCGGGTAATTGTAAATTTTCTAGGTTATGTGGGATATTTAAAATTAAATCTTCCATTGATTTTCTCCTTGCAGATTTCTGCTTACCAAAATATCTTTATTCAAATCTTAAAACTAATCTTCATATGGGGTTCTATAACTCCAATCCCAATAGTCATTAGTTTCAAGACTTTGACGAAAATGATTATATTGCCCGTCACCATTGAAGAAGAAATATCCTTGTGGAAGAGTTCTTCCAACATTTTCTATTCCCTCTTTTTCTAGTAACCATCTAGTAACAACATCCTTTGCTAGTAGCAGTAAATCTTCCTCTACTGGTGTATCAGGAATCCATGCAAATTGATATTTTGCTGTTATTACTTCCGATATTGAATTTGAATATTTCTCACTATCAACCCGATTTAAAACACACCATGCTACCGCGGCCTTATGAGAATCTTCTTCTATTCCTCCGGCTTCTCTATACATAACTTTAGCTAACATTGTAATTTCGTTATCCAATCCAGATAATTGTTCGTCTACCTTTTTTCTTTGTTCTTCTGTTACGAGAACCTGAATTATGTCAGAATAATTTATTCTAGTATCTTCTACTTTTTCAACGGGCTTCTCTTCTGGAATTTTTGTAGAAGGTTTCTCCACAATTTCTTGTTTAATAGAGCTAACCTCTATTACTTTTTCAGCTCCTTTTTTTGCTTCATTTGCGGCCACTATAATCTGGTTTGAAGCAGAAGTATCGTCCCCCGATACTTTTGGAACATTAACAAGCACATAAGAACTTAAACCAATACAGCAGAGAAGTGCTGTTAATATCCTCAAAAAACTTTTCAATAAATATTCTCTCCTTTTCTTTTTATTACGATTATAGAATTTGGATATAGTTATTAAAAACTATCGTAATTTTTTCACCCAATTCATTATCATCGTGGTAATGACCAAAGTACCAATGATTAAATCTGACCTTATCATATACGTCTTGAAGAAATTTCTCCATTGTCTTGTCAACTTTACTTTGGTCTACCAATGGAAGAAAAAGATATTTCGGTTCATACGAAAGTGGCGCCGTATGCGATAGAATATAGTCAAATGAGTTATCTGTTTTAATTAAATCTAAAATTCTATTCCTGTCTTCTTTACTCATTTGCTCATCACTAAACCAATTATAACCACAACTTATTCGGAAAAATTTATCAATGCTATACGCTCCACCAAGAATAAGAAATCTTTTTTCATCTATTTCCATAGTTCCATCCATAGGAAAAATAATATTTGGGTACTCCTTTTCTACCCAATAATTACATTTAATTTTTGGAGAAGTAGTAAGTATATAAGATGGGATTGTTGAAGGTCTTGCCTCATGATTTCCATGTACACATACTAGTGTAATCGGGCACTTAGAAATCATTGCTTTTATTCTTTTATCTTTCTTACCTCCATAATAATTAATTCCTGCATCACCTAAAATAATAAGTATATCATCTAGCGTAGTATTATTTTGTTTGCACCAAAGAGGAAGAAAAGAAAAGTCTCCATGTTTATCTCCTGTTATAAATATTCGACCCATAATAACCTCCTTTTCTATATTATTATAAAAGAAATCCGCCAGAAAGTCAAGTTCTGGCGGGAATGCTCACCACATATCTGGATATTTCTTTTTATATTGGCTTGAAATTAATCTCCTACATACCTCTTCGCTTTCTTTTAATTCTTTTTCTTCTTCGGCTTCTTTCTGTAAATCTCGATAATCTCCGTATCCAAACTCTTTCGGTTTCAGTTTACCTTCATTCATCAGTTCCGTATAAGTAGAACGAAGCATATACTTTACGGTTTGTCCTTTGGTTGTCCCTTTTACTACCATTCCATAATCAATTAGCTTTTTCATTTCTGCTGCAATTTTCTGAGAGGTTACATTACTAAGTTCATAACTGTAGGGACTTGTAGTTTTAATCGTGTTAATATCTACACCACTAAATTTAGCCAATTCACCTAGCGCACCCATAATATTGAATCTAATTGCGCTATTTTTCTGCTCTGAATAACTAGATTTACGATACGACATACTATTTCCCCTTTCTTTTTTCTATAAATAGTATATCATATTTTTATTTTTTATTCAAATTATTTGGGTCCAACGGTGAGAATTGAACTCACTCCTATAGAGCCACAATCTATCGTTCTACCATTAAACTACATCGGACATATGGCACCCCATAAAAGATTCGAACTCCTATCTCAAGATTCGTAGTCTTACATCCTTTCCATTGAACGAATGGGGTATATGGTGCGCCTAGTAGGATTTAAACCTACGACCTATGGTTTAGAAAATCATTGCTACTTTCCAGACTGAGCTATAGACGCAAAATAAAAATCCCCTTTTGGGGATAAATCTATATAAAAGGCTTTCGCCCGAATATTTTGTCTAATCTTCAACCCACAAAAGATTAGTATCTGATATTCCCTTCTTGAATATCTTCTCCATAAAATATTTGGTTGGGCTAGTTGGAATCAAACCAACACCAAAAGAGTCAAAGTCTTTTGTACTATCGTTATACTATAGCCCATCATTTGCCGAGTGGTGACGCACTCGGCATATGTCTACTTTTCCTCGTCACAGGTCCATTAAATACCAGTAGGTTCAAATTACTGGGTTGGCAGGAGCTAAAGGATTTGAACCTTTATCTTACAGTTTTGGAGACTGAAATGTTACCATTACACCAAACTCCTAAAACTCCATATCAATTATAATCACCCGATATGGAGGGCTGCTCTCCTAACCCAGACAGCTTGGAGGGTTGTACGAAACCCGACGCTAAGGTCGCTCTTCACCTTTAGTTAGTCATCCATTCTTTTTCATAGTTCGCGACGCTACTACTTTGCTCATGGAGGCAAATTTGGCTTCTATACCTAATCTTTGACAGTTTTATTTTAATGAGGAAACTGCAAGTTCTCATAAAACCTCTTGGCGGAAGACACTTCAATCGAAGAAGATACTCAAAAGAGTACACATCGCTTGCTTTGACAATGTTTATAGCTTTTTCATCATCTCATTAAATTCATAATCTTTCGCCAATGATTTCACTCCTTTTTTAAGTTCAAACCATAGCGTTTTTTCTATACTACATTCTTCAACTGGAACAAGATAAACTTTCCCATTCCAATAGGTGGCAAAAAAATCTATGTCCTTTTTATTATAAATATGTCGCTTACCATTAGAAGTACTATAGCAGTTAAATTCTATAGCATTAGTTAATTCTCCTGATTTGTTCGTTCGTTGATGACAAGTTTTAACTTGAATTCTTAAAAGCTTTCCATCTATATCCCAAATTTGGTCATACCTATCTTTATCACCAAAAGGAATTGACACACTATAGCCAGAATTAATAACATTTCTAAGAACTTCTATTTCTGTTATTTTTCCTTGTAAATTTGTATCCATGATTTTAACTATAAATCTGTTAAAGCAGGCGAGTCCAGTAACCCTACTGGTTTACCCTCCTTAATATTTAGTCTTTAGTAAAAACAGATTCGCCACGTGAAGGCAGACTAATGAATCCGCGGAGGGCCAGAGAATCGAACTCTGGGACCCGTTAAGGCCCACGCTTTTCAAGAGCGTTTGGTGCGCCAACCACCGTACCCTCCATATTTGGACTACCCTACTAGATTTGAACTAGTGTCTACTGGGTTGCAACCAGTCGCGTGAACCAGACTCCGCAAAGGGTAGATAAAACATACTATAAGCGGTATGTTAGCGCGTGGTACTCCTACCTTGAGTCGAACAAGGATTAAGGGCTTATAAGGCCCTCGTTCTAACCACTGAACTATAGGAGCATATACTAGACACTCTTTAAATAATTAGCTAAAAGTTAATAAACCACTTTCTTGTATTATCTTCATCTAATTTGCTGTAAGTGTCTAACTTCTTAAATAATTTCAAGACGCAAAGGGGAATCGAACCCCAAAACAGTTTTGAAGACTATTTTCTAAACCATAAAGTATTTGCTGTATGCGCCTCTCTTCAAACAATACTAGACTCATTATGTAAAAAATTCTAAATCCAATTTTAGTATTTTATTAAAATTTTGCTGTATGAGTCTATATGGAGTGCCATAAGGGATTTGAACCCTCACCACCAGTTTGGAAGACTGGAATGCTAACCATTAAACACCAATGGCACATATAAAATACATCAGACGCGCGTTTTGCGTATTCGTGAATACAACTGATGTATGATGGTAGTAGTGGATAGAGTTGAACTATCGTTTCGGCGTTATCAGCACCGCACACTAACCGTTGTGTTACACTACTATATGGTGCTCCAGGATAGAATCGAACTATCGCTGCGCGGTTCTTCAGACCGCCGCTCTACCAACTGAACTACCAGAGCATATATCGGATATAAGACCTTTGACAACTTATATCCATTTGAAAGCGATTACCTTATCCATCGAATAATTCGATTTCGTGTCAGGGGCTACTTCCGATTCGCAGACTTAGACCTTCCAATTTAACATAATTTTGGTCCATAGTTAATATGGAATATCAAATATTAACTACTAATCTCTTAGGTTTTGATAAGTTTGGAGGTCAGCCTCGGAATCGAACCGAGAACAAGAGGTTACAAAGCTCACGTTTTACCGTTAAACTAGCCGACCATTTGTTGTACCTCAAAAATATATATACTATATGAACCTTCGTTCTACCCTATTTTATCTTCAAGCATATTCAGTCATAGAGAAGACAAGTCTGAGCTTCGGGGAGCGACCCCTAACTTCTTGTCCCAGTAAAGATTATCTGCCGCCGTTCGCTGCACAGAATTAGTCAGTTGATTCATCTTTACATAAACTCTAGTGGGATTGTTTACCCACACCTTTCAGCAACAATTCAGAATTTTATTTAATCAAATAATTATAGGTTATCTATTAAATAATGCTTGGCCTTTGCCTACTCGGAGTTGCGTACATATGTTATACACAGATTTCTCTGCTTCACGGCCAAATAGGTTATTAGCTTTTCTAAGGTTTGATACAGTCGCAAGCTAAACCCTAACTTAGATTCTTCCGCATCTGCGGCGTCTATTACCCTATCCATACGCTTACTACTTTTACTTGCGATAAAATGGATGCTACATCTTGGGTTTGGGAGTTCACTCCTCTTCACTCTAATATTACTATTTCGAGCACGGTAAAGTATCCAAACGTATCCGTCTTTCGTTTCTTCCGACCCATCCGATGCACCCCAGCATTATCTGCGAAATAATGTTTAGCACTGGGTTATTAGTATATATATTTTCAAGGTACAACTGAGTACATTCTGTCGAAATCAGCCACACCACGAGAAGGCGTACTCTTTATGACCATCAAGACGCATTGTTACGTATTTGTATTAAAAGTACAAGCGTTTATATTTGCTGTTAGCGTCTTATCTTTATGTATTTTATTATATCAAAAATCTCTATTTTTTTCAAATTTTAAATAACAAAATCCTTAATTCGTCCGTAAATTTCTTTCTCACTCTCTACCCAAATATCAGTGAACTCCATTGCGTGTAGTGCGCCGAGAATAGATTTACCATTTACACACATACCATTTGCATCTGTAATATGAACCCAGCCTTCACACGATTCTGCAATTTCTGCAAATCGTTGTGCATCTTTTAGGGTATCCAGTCTAATCTTTACTCTCATATACATCTTCCTTTCTTTATTTTTTTAATTTGATTTATGGCCTAATGGTGCGCCAGGCGGGATTTGAACCCACGATACCCAAATTAAAAGTTTGGTGCCTTAACCAGACTAGGCTACTGGCGCATATAAATCCTCTTTCGAGGATTTTTCTTTATACTTTTCCAATCATCTTAACCAGTTGCTCTGCTTCCAAAACTTTTCCACGAGCAAGATTATATCTCTTGTTCTGCTTCATATTCATCTCAATCAACGCGCGAATTGCAACGGTAGTAACTTCTTCGAGAACTCGCATTCTCGCCTTTTCATACTTTTCCTGCGCCCGTCGAGCCGCAAGAATTTTTCCAGTTTCAACATCAAACTCATCTTCTTCCGCACAAACTGCCTTTCCAACAAAAGAATCAGGAATGTCCAAATTCTTACGGGAATATTCTTCTAATGCAATCGCAAGTTTGGGAGAAAGGTTAGTTAAACCAAATCGTTTGATAACCCATCTGAACAAATCAGACTGACAATTTTCGATTGTAGCTGTAACTGTTCTCTTGCTTCTGTCAACATCATAACGCATAAAAATACCTCTTTCTTTTTTCTTTTTATTGAAATATAATGGTGGGGAATAAGGGACTTGAACCCTTACGCTATAAGCACCAGAACCTAGATCTGGCGTGTCTGCCGATTCCACCAATTCCCCACGTCTGGCGACCGTCGTCATTCGCCATTCGTATCTTCTTATATAACGACGAAACGAAGAATTATAAGTTTTTGTTCCTTGCAAGCTACTTACAAACTCACTGGTACTCGTTAGTGGACTCGAACCACTGACCCTCTCGGTGTAAACGAGATATTCTAACCTGCTGAACTAAACGAGTATATATTCGGGTTTTTCGGCTTTCAATGGATACTCACGCCCTGGTTATTAAGCCTTTCAACCGCCGCGGCAGTCTACTGCACCCGCAACCCTTCCATCCTCATATTTTTATGGTCGATTTGTCCTGTTATCGAGAAACATTCTGGATACCTTATTTTTCTTCGTTGCTCCAGACCTCGAAGTGCGCGCGTTGGTTTAGGGTTAAAGTCGCGACGTTACCAACAAACTCGACTTTGGAGGGCACTCAGGGATTCGAACCCTGCTATCGCAGCTTAACAGGCTGCTGCGTAACCACTACGCTAAGTACCCATAATGACGTTTCCCGCAGTTGGAGGTACGTCGAACCCAGTCAGACCTAGAAGTTTCATTATATTACGCTAAAAAAACTTCCATCAAAAGAATGCGCTTTTTTCGAATTATTTCCACTTTTTGGGAGCCTTACAAAAAAGTAAAGAGGGCTTCGTCAGAAAGTTCTTATACGATAAGAACTTACAACAAACGCTTTGAGCCTTCGTCAAGATAAGTTTCCTTTAAATTCCTCGTGCACAGAAAACTAAATTAGCCTTATCTTTAAAAATCATTCCAAAGATTTAATGGTGGGCCGCCTTGGAGTCGAACCAAGTGAGCTGTTAAGCACCTGATTTTGGAGCGAAAGTTTAGAATTGCACTAAATACTGAAATGTGTCGAAATATTTTCCTCCTGTGGTATGCGGTTTTTCCATTAAAGTTATTTGAGTTTTTATTCCATACTCCTTTATAGCTTTTACAGGAATATTCCACATACAATTTTTGTTAATACAAAACAAAAAATCAAGAGGATAATTGTTCACATTATCATAGACACTACCCTTTGTACCACCAGTGCTACGCAATGAAACAATATTATCTTTTGTATCAGTTGCTTTACACTGAATAGTATAAAAAATACCGTCTTTTTCGGCTATAAAGTCATACCATTGAGTATCGTTTAAGGGGATAGAAACAGTATACCCATTACAACCAAACCAAGCAATAGCTTTTGATAAACCTGCTCTACCTTTTTCCTTATTGCTCTCAAATAACATTTTCTTTATCCCTCTCTCGCACAGTCAGGCCCGCTTCCACATACGGTCTACCGACCCATATAAGGCGGTTATAGCTTATTTTACTTCGACGTCCGCCAACTCGAAGGAAGGTTGAGTTATTGTCATTATACCTACAATATGACTGGTGATACCACCGAGGCTTGAACTCGGAATCTCCAGCTTGAAAGGCTGGCGTGTTAGACCAGTTCCACTATGGTACCATTTTTAAGTTTCTATAAATATTATAGCTGAAATTTTAAATAATTTCAAATTATAATTGGTCACGTTGATGAGAATCGAACTCATATTTCAAGATTGAGAGTCTTATGTCCTAGCCAATTAGACGATGACGCGATATACGCGGTAGATATCGGGCGCTACCGCTCGCCCTGCCTATTCAGGCGGAATATCCTCGCCATTAGAGTATGTAGATACAATCATAAACATCACTCCTTATCTTAGGCTAACTTTATAGGGCATGGGTGCAAATTAGCTTTAATCCAGAATACGCCACGTGGAGGCTTTGCACAGTATTCCTTGCGGAGGTGGGACTCGAACCCACGTCTCTAGGTTCTTATTCTTCTTTACAAAGCGGAATAATTTGTTTTTCTATTGTGTAATCATCAATCCAGTTACAGGTTGAAATACAACTATTATTTTTAGGAGGATAATTACGACTACGAAAAATTTTTGATTTTGTATTTTTAATTAAATCAACTGGAATTACCACCAATTTATTCTCAATAATAGAACAAATAAAATCTATTTGTTCTCTATTATAGTGCTTAATATTTTTTTTTGTTGTAGTAACTTGTTGATTTGCTGTATATATAATATAACTACCATTTTGATTTTGATTTTGAGAAGCTGCTTTACACTGTATTCTAAAATATTTGTTATTCCCGCCATCAACAAGTAAATCATATCTACTTGTATTTCCGTATGGAATAGAAACTATAAAACCTGCTTCAATAAATTTAATTGCACATTCTAGTTCACATTTCATTCCTTTTATTTGGGAATTGTTAAATAACTCTACAATTTTAATTTTCTCTCCTTTGTTTAATTTTTAGCTTTGTAACATTGAATATGAACCTGACAAGGAACCGCTCCTCTACTCCGCAATATTTACAAGACAGTAAATGAATTAAACTTTCTCTATTTCCCCAAAATAGCGTTTTATTTTATTTGCTGTAACTGTCTTTTTTATTGTATAAATATTATAAAAGAATTTTATAATATTTTCAAATTTTAATCGGTTTACTTCGCTTTTCTTATTAATCGCTCCGCAAGCCACATACCAGCGCCCTCCTATTGGGTCTGAGCTGTTGGTGGTAGTTTAACCGAAAAATCCATGTTAGCGATAATAGACTACTCAATTTCACCGTCTATTAGGGGATGGTAGAAGATGTCAGATTTGAACTGCGACTCTTCCTCCCAAGGGAAGCGTGTTACCATTACACCACATCCTCTATATCTGGCGCCAACCTCTTCTGGAACACGCCAATGAGTAGTTTATCCTACTACTGTTTTTTTAATCTTGAGGAAGAATTATTTCTCGGAATATCGGTCGGAGAAATAACAAGCGCACCGTGCGGTGATTGGCCGCAAAAGGGTTTCGTATTGTAGACTACTTATCCCTCTATTACAATGAATGGTTTTTAATAATGCAGTTTAACCATCAAATATCTGCGGCGCCGTTGCTACATCTGGCGTGGTGGAGAATACGAGAATCGAACTCGTCTGATTTTCTGTGTGCAAAACAGATGACCACCCCATGCAGTCCCATTCCCCACGAAAATATAAGTTCTTCTGACTTATAATTCGTAGTCCTATTTACAAATAGGGCATTATAGATTTTTAATTTGGTTCTATCTATAAACCAACTGGTAGGGATAGTGGGACTTGAACCCACACGACTATAAAGTCAACGGATTTTCATCACACTCTATGTTACCATAGCCGTAATTATTACGTTGTGCGCTGGACTATACCTTGACCATATCTTTCGACTTAGGCCCGCGCCGTCTAGTCTCTCCACATTCCCGATTTCTCGGTTAGCTCGGCGATTATCCTTTTAGGACTTCCCCCGAATTTGACGCGATTCACTCAAGAAGTTTCCTATCTCGGTGCTCGATTAGAAACTGATATTATTTTTAACCATCAATTCTCTTGCTCTTACATAGTTTCCAGAACAGGGAGTTAAACCTAAATGTTGAAGCGCTTGATAAATAGAAGTTGATAACTTCAATTCATATACAAACTCTTCATCGCTTATTTCTTTTTTTGGTTTATTATTCTTACGAAAATTTTCGGTATAAGAGTGGCAATTAGGACACAATAAAATTAAATTACTTAGATCATTATTTAATCTATCTCCATCTATATGATGAACCTCTAAATTAATAGGTTGTCCTAACCATTCTTCTAGACCACAATTTTCACATTTTCTCCCTCGGAGATGAACTAATGGATTTAAAATTGTTTTCCCTTTTTTCTTTACAATTCCTTTCTTAAAAGAAGTATAATCATAATTTTCCTTATTCCATCCCTGACCTTTAAAATGAGAAATGTCAATATTAAGTTCTGCTATCATACCCTTTAAGGCTTTTGCTGTTCCTCCGGCATCCGGAGAATAACCTAATTTTTTTGCTACTTCTCTAATAGAAATAGAATCTGATACTATCTTTTTGATTTCTTCTTCTGAGAAATTCTTCCATTTTGCTTTTCTACCCATAAATATCCTCCTTAGTTTTCTACTTATAAGTAGAAAAAGGGCAAACTTGTTTCTAAATTTTCAGCTCCTTTGCCAAGTCCGTTGCGTCTGCCTATTCCGCCATATCCCCAAATATACTTTCTATAGATAACCTAGGATACTCTGCTATGCGGAGTTCTATAGAAAGCTAATGTCCTCTCGCTTCATAACTTTAAAAAGTTAATTTGTGGGCTTGGAACCACCAATGGCGCGATTACATTAAATACAGAGAGAGGGGTCTAAAAAGAAAGGAAAGGAAAATTTTTGCCCCTCTCTCACTTCTGTATTTATATTATACCAAATATTTTGAAAATTTTCAAATTTTTAGATGTCTAATCCTCGATAAGGAGGTAGCCTATTTTCTTGATAATCATAATACGATTTATCATATGAATTATGATAGAAGTCGTCGTTTTCAAGATAGTCGAGATAATCTTCATAATCGACACATTCTGCAAGTTCGTCACTCTACACCACAACATCGAAATCATCAAACATATTATCGATTCCTCTCTTAACTTTCTATAAATATTATAGATGAATTTTATAATATTTTCAAATTATTTTAGCTATCTTTAAGCACAAAATATAAAATAGGGCTATCATAGATACAGTCCCCTCCATTATCCCATGACTCTTCTGAAAAAGAGCAAGGTAAAATTGGACTACTGCCACATTTTTCTGTCCATACATTATTATTTCGTACTCGAAAGTGAAAATCTGTATCTACGTTTTCACACATTTCGACTTCATCATCATAAATTTTAACATAAAGACGATATGCAATAACA